CCTGCTGTGTATGCAAGTGCTACAGCACTGCCAGTTTGTCTTGTTTGATAGGCAACTTCACCATTAGTTGCAATATAAATTCTTTCAGAACTATCTGTGCTATCAGTAGCATCTGTACTTGCATTATAAACATGCTGTTCCCTTACACTTACTGGCTTTATCCAAAAAGATAAAGTTTTAACTTGTACGTCAGTAGGTGCAGTGGATACGCTGGTACTAATAGTTAAATCAGTTGTGCCGCTATTTGTATTACCATCACATAAAAATGATTTTGTAATTGTTCCTACATCTGTAAACGGAACAAAATCACCTACTCTTTGCCCAGCGCCGTTACCTTCATAGATAGTAGCATCAAAGTAGTCTATTCCTTGATAGTCTGGTGCGGTAAGATTTGCAGTGTTTAAAGTTTTAAAACTTGAGTCATCTGGAGTATAATCAAACTCCGCTGTAACATCGATTGCGCTTCCGTTACTACCGTCTTGCACCATAAAGACAACAGTTCCAGTAAATGTTTTACTAATAGTTCCTTGCGCTGATCCGTTGATTAGAAATTCAACAGTATTATTATCCAAATCAAGTTCAACCTCAACTGTATTACCTGCTGAAACTGCTGAACCATAACTTGAAGAAGAACCATCTACATACTTTTGTCCATCCATTCTTAGTCCAACGCTATCACTAGAACCTGTAAAAGAACTTGTTGTGTCGCCGTCCATGTCAAAAACACCGATGACTGGATAAATACCGCCAAGAGTGTTGACTGTAAATTTTGCTGCAAATTTCCCAGACCCCGCAGGCATCGCCAGTGAGCTTGTAGTGACGCTGTAATTACTCGTTGAGCTTGCCAGTCTTAGATTTCCTTCTGTCAATGTTGCTGTGTGAGTATGTCCTGCAAACGGGCCAAAAATAGGGTTCCAAGTTGCATAGGTATTACTAGGTGTGCTTTCAGATTGATTAGCACTGCTCAAATTTGTGAGAGTAAAATTATTATCTTTGCTGCTAATATCGTTACCTAAAGCAGAACTATCTGCATAGTCCAAAACATAGCTGTTAGCGCCAGCAGTGCCAGCAAGTGTAGCTAATTCAGAATCTTTTTTGGGAATAAACTGAGAACCGTTTGTGCCAAAAGTAAATGTGTCAAGAAAGTCAGTAACACTGATATCACCATCTTGAAAACTAAAACCATCCAAGAAAACAGTCTGGGCTAAGTATGCATCTGTTTCGTATAAATCTCCACCAGTAGCACCTACATAATATGCTCCAATACGTTGTGTATGAGAATGTGCAACAGGTTCAGGGTTTGGTGATGCGAGTGTATTAGATGCTGTATTTGTAATTTCAACACCATTCACAAACATACGAACAGTGTTTGCTGCACCCTTGTAGGAACAGATAATGTGATACCAGCCTATATCCCTAAACACCATATCGCTGGTAAATGTGGCAGGATTAGAATACGCAAATAGTTTATCATTTGCATCAAAACCTATTGCTGCATAATTTCCGCTTCTCTCTGCTGACCAAATGTATTGCCCATTGGTAACCGAAAAAGAATTTATCTTAACCCAAGTTGCAAAAGTAAAACAAGTAGGGTCAACCTGTGCTGAAAATGACGGACTGTCCATTCGCGAATCAGTACCGTTAAACCAAGCTGAATTGCCAATCAGAGTTGTGTCAAACGGTGTTGTGCCAGTAGCTCCAGAAACTCCAGCCAGCAAATTATTTTGAAATACCATTCTACGAAGGCACCTTTACGTCAAGTGATACAACAGCATGTATAATTGAAGAACTCATAACAATGTAGTCAATACGATCTACAGCCGATGCTGTAGTCGTTAGCGTAGGTGCAGTTCCACCAGCAAACGCAAACTTATTACCAAAAGCAAGTGTACGACTACCTGTTCCGTCCTGCGTAACAAATATAGAGCCAGTTTGTCCAGCGTCAATATTATTTGGGTTTGCAAGTGTACGATTTCCACCTAAAGTTACAGAAAAATTTTGTGCAGTATCAAAGTCAGGTGTAATTGTAGAACCGTCTGTAAGCGCACTAATTGTTGCTAGTGCAGGACCGTTAACTGAAAGCTTCTTTGCAGGAGATGTTGTATTAATACCAATGTTACCTCCTGATGTAATTGCTATAGCATCAGTATCAGACGCACTGCCAATCGTGCCAGCATTTGGTATTACAATATTGCCACCAGTGGTCATTGTGCCGCCACCAGTGTACGTACCCGAAACATCTAGGTTTGCGTTTACGTCCATCAAAGTAGCGTTGACTTCTACTTCGTCAGTAGCATTAATATCTAGAACAGTAGCACTTGGAGCGTTAATAGACTGTGAAGCATCATTAAACTGAAGAGCCATCGTGCCGTTAAGAAGAAGCCCTGTATCGTGTACGTGTGTAAGAGTTACATCATTGTCCGCACCAAACCCTAAAATAGAAGCGTCAGAAGCTAGTTTTACATCGTGATTAAACGAAGCTGTGCCAGCGTCACTACCGTCAATCGTTAAGAACGTTGTGTCAGAACTACCGTCTGTACCCTTCAGTATGATGTCTGTATCGTTACCTTGAGCATCGATGGTGATATTGCCAGAAGTAGTCGTAAGATTAATTGCAGCATCACCAGCAGCAATGTCATCAGCAGCAGTAGTAGTTGCAGCATAGGTCTTAATGTCAGACGCTGGAATTGTCTTCATAGTTCCACCGTCATTTATAATAAACCCGTCAGAGTCTGCAATTGTGATCGAACCACCTACAGACGTTCCACCGTCAAGAAGATTAATCTCAGCAGCAGTAGAGGTTACGTTTGTACCTCCAATGTCTAGCGTGGTCATGGAGACCTCACCAGCAACTGTAAGAACACCACTGGCTACAGTCATCAGGTCTGTATCTCCTGTATGACCGATTGTGGTTCCGTTAATAATTACATTGTCTACAGTAAGAGTTGTTAGAGTGCCTACAGATGTAAGGTTAGGCATTGCTGTAATTTCATCGTCAAAGTACGCTGCTAGGTCTGTAACAGCGACCTGCTTCATGGTGCCACCGTCGTTAAATACAACACGGTCAGCATCCGCAACTGTCGTAGCGGTTGCAGAGGTTCCTCCATCTACGATGTTAAGCTCTGCGCCTGTAACTGTTAAAGCTGTTCCACCGATAGATAGAGCATTTGCAACTGTAACGTTTCCTGCAAACGCTGCCGTAGAGTTAGCTACAGTAGCGTTAGGAGTTAAGGTCATATGCGTTACATACGTACCTGCACTGTTTATATCATTACCTAGTGTAAGCGTTCCTCCATCAGCAATATTAAGTTTCCATTCATCGCCAGCGTCATCACCTTGATCTGCTTTCAGAACTACGCCCAAAGCAGCGCCTTCTACGTTTGCTGCAATCTCTAGAGAGTTATTTGTAGTTTCATCATATTTTATAGTGATGTCATCGTTAGTTCCTAAAATTATATTTTTATCATCAATAATTTTAACATCATCATCAAACTTAAAGTGATCCTCATCTTCCATCCAAGAAAGCACACCATCACTAGTCTCACCGTCAAACGTCAGTACAACATCAGTTCCTGCCGTACCTAGACCAAACGTCAAAGCATGTCCGCGAAGCGCAGTAACGTTGCCGCCTTCACCATCAGTCCCATCATGCGTGTGACCACTTGTACCAAAAGCACTTAGAATGGCATTAAATTCATCATTAGAATCTGCGGCATCGATAGTGTCGCCATCACTGTAAGAGCTTTGTCTTGCTGAATACGCTGTACCCATTTTTATTACATCCTTGTTCCCGGTGTGAACTCTAGTTGAAAACCTTTAAGTGTGATTGGAGGATTGCTTGAAATATCATCTATTTTCACAACAGCAGTAAATCCGCTGCCCTCTATAGATTGTCGTATAATTGGAAAACCGTCAGAACCGTAAACACCTGTACCATACAAAGCAGAGCCGTAGATGGCTTGTGTGCTTTGTGTAGTAAGAGAATAGTCTGCTGGTTGTGGAGTTGCAGGGTCTTCAAAATCAAACTTTACGCCAAGCGAAAGAGCGACTGATCCTTCTGCATCGTAGTTAACGTTAATGCGTTGCATGTTTTTACGAATACCCGCATCACCTAATGTCAGATCAGGAGAGCGGTAGCTGGCTTGAATATTTGTACCCGCAAAAGTATTTCCAGATTCTTGCTTGTATATATATCCGTCAAAACCTCCATGCACGACCAACTCATCATCGTTAATAAACTGTGAGTCTGAGCAAGAAGGTTTAATGCCACGTATGTCAGACCACTCCCAACCTACTTGGCCTTGTGGATTACCTTTAATAACTCCGATAATGCCGGGAGATGCAGACTCTACACCGCCAGACGAAGGAGTGAAAATTCTGTACTGACTTTTGTCTCGTATGACTACAGAAGAAATTCTGTCTAAAATAATGTTTTGAAATCTACGTTGAATAGGTTTAGAAATAACACCAAGTTCTGTATCACCGATACGCGCTGTACCTTGAACTGTACGAATACCGTCTGGGCCTAGAAAAACGAGATCACCTCCTATTTCCTGAATGCTGAACCCATCAAGACATCCTAAAGTACGAGAGACTGAAGCTACTGCAAAAGACGATACTGTACTACCAGTAATTTTAAATATACGATCTTGGCAAAATATAAACAGGCTATCGCGGAATACTTTTAATCCTGTAATAGCATCATCAACTTTGATTGATCCTGCACCATTTCCTGAATTAAAATCATCTTCGTTAAACGGTGCAGAAAATACAAGTTCTTGAGGTGTACCCGACATTCCTGCATAAAACATATGTTCTCTAAAAGACGCTACAAACTTAGCACCACTTACAGAACTTTCAGATATGGTAGATACAGAAGTATCATTAACTACTCTCGGAGCGTCAGACCCGTTTACAAAGATTACCTTTTCAGTATTTTCGTAGTTGTATCTTTCAAAGTACACTCTTGCTGAAGAGGATAGACCTGTTGTCAGGCTTGTCCAAGAACTTCCAGTTCCGTATACTAAGCTTCCTCCAGAAACAGCATAAACACGTTCCTTATAAATAAACACACCTTGAACAGTATTTGTTCCGTTTGGCTGGCTAGAAGAATACTTTTCTGTTCCGCTTAGACGGCGATAACCGCCCAATACAGACGGTTCAAAGTTTTGTAATTTTGTAGCTGCTCCGGGTGGCATGGAATATACATCCTGATCTAAAATAAGACCTCCCGAAGTCGTAACAATACTTGAGGTTATTTCTTGTGTCATGGCGTTGTATTATAAAGCCTCATTCCTGCTGGGTAGAAATAATCTTTTGTGTTAATAAGTTCGATACGCATACGAGCTAAACCTTCTTTGTAGTCCTTTTCAGATAACTGTGCAGCAGGTACATTTGCTCGTAATATGTGGCAATAATATTTACCACGGTTTACAATTACATCATCGTAACGTGAGGGTAGATCAGGACTGTCACCGTGCGCTGAAAGATCAGTGTGTGTTTTATAATATTCATAACGCACACTTAACGTGCCTCTATCAGGTATAGGTGTAAGTCCGTACTTGTCATCAAATGTTTCATATACATAGTATGGTATGCCAAACTGATCTGTGTCTGTAGGATTGAGATCACGATCAGAAAACTTGTCTAGCCACTCATTGTAAGAAAGAAATACAAGCTTGCGAGGAGATATATTTTCAGATACCTCCACACTATCTACGTCGTAGTTTGCAGAAGCAGAGTTAGAAAAACCTATAAATGTAGAAGTAGTAGTAGCTGTAAAGGTAACCGTATGAAACTCACCATCTCCTAAGTTTGAGATGGATAGTGTCTGTGTGGATATCTGAGTGCCACCAGACCCTGTACCAATGTTTAGTGTAATATCTCCACCAAACGTACGACACCTAAGAACGTACTCTTTGTTTACGACTGTGCTAATAGACTGTTCAGCCCCAGCGTTATTAAGACGTAGACGTTCAGAAGCGTTAGCAGGACTTCCTGAAGTAGTACTCCAGCTAGTGATGTTTGATGTAAAAGTACCGTTTGTAATTAAATTAGACGGTATTAATACAAAAGTATTCATGTTGGCTTGTCGAGCATCAGACTGAAAACCATACTCTTGTGTTCCTGCCGTAAGCCCATCTGTTTGATCGCTATGAAGGAAAGGCCACTGTACTTCAGAATTGTAAATATCGTGAATACTTTTATTTACCATATTCTTTGCAACAGTTTGAATGCCTCGCGAACTAGAAAAGTTGCTTGAAGTAAGTTCAGGCTCATTTAGTTCGTTAAGTATTCTATTTGTTAGTTGTAAAAAAGTAGCCATTATTTTCCCTATATTGAAAGTATGTAAAGTGAGAGAGAAGAAAAGCCCTCTCTCTCACTAAACATATATTAAGCGAAGGTGACCTTCTGAGCTTCGTTTCCACCAAGCCCGTCATAGTCAGCAACGATGGCAAACACGCGAACAACAGCGTTAATCGCTCCCGTTCCAACCACAATGTCAATCGTGTCAGCAGCGGTATAGTTACCGTAGCCAATCGACGTAGTACCTTGCGAACCCGCACCCGCTTGAGCGCGAATTGGAACAAGGTTGGTGTTTGCAATGGTCTGAGCCGAAACGTAACGGTCAACATCATCACCGTCACCCAACGACACCGTACCACTATTTCCTGCCGTGTCAGCAGTCATTACCTCGAGTCCGGCAGTAACGACATACGTATTGGCAGGAAGTTCAATGCATTCAAAGACATCCCCCGAAGCGTTCGTCGTAGAGCTAAAGTCCACGACAACACTGAGAACTTTAACGTCTACAGCATTTGCGGAGATACCCGTAGAACCACCGCCCGTAATAGTATAAGTAGCCATGTTCTAGTCCTCCCCTTAACTATCCAAGTCCATCAGACCCTTGAACACGCCCTTGAAGCCCGTGCCGCTGCCCTTGAGAACCTTACGTCCGAAAACGTGAAGGCCACGAACAACGTCAGCGAAGCTATCGGGATCGCGAATCACTTCCGTCTTGGCAATGTGCGAAGCCGTAACGACCGCGCTCTTATGCCCGTACAGAATAAGCGTCTGACCACTTGAAGAAGATGAGCCAAAAGTGTGCGAAGCTGCCGAACCCGTGGAGCCAACTGCAATCGCATTAGTTTGATACAGATCAAAACCGTGAAGCGGCCTGTCCGTAACTTTGCCGTTCAGAAGCGGAGAACCTGCACCCGTGACAGACGCATCCATAATTTTGGACGATGCGCCACGCAGTACTTCGTAGAACTGCGGAGGAGCCACAAGCCAACGGTTTTCTTCTGGAACGTCGTTCTCGTCAAGATTACGAGCAGCTTGTGCAACGAGATCAGCAACCTCATCACCCGTGTTAGCTGAAGTGCCTTGCGTATTCAGCGTACCGGACGAAGCAGCGGCGTTGTCGTAAATGTTCTTGAGAACGTTGTAGTCGAAAGCTTTCTTCAAGCTGTACGCACCAGACGAAGTAGCCAGCGCCTCAAAGTTGAGGTGGCTGTGACGCTCTTCGATGTCGTCAACTTTGAAAGCAAAGTAGTTGCCCTGATCGACGGTCAACTGAATTTGATCGTCAGACAGGTCTTCCGTATTCACGGTAGTACCGCGAGCATAATCGCGAACCGTAATTGCAGGTTCTTTGATAATGTTCACAGTATCGCCAAAGTTTTCAATTTCTCCAGCGTAGTCGGTGTTGGTAATCGCTTCAGCAACCGACGCACGACGGAAAAACTTGAGAACTTTTTGGCTGAAAATAGTGGGTACAAAATTACCTGACGGTAGATTCTGATAACCACCAGCGCGAGTAAAAGCCATTTCGGTTTCTCCTTACTATGGTTAAAAGTTAAATTGAATCAACAATACGTCCCTCACGGGAAGCAGCGTCAATGTCTTTCTCGTATTTCTCAAATTCCCACGGTTTAAGCCGGGAGATTTCCTCTACTGTCCAGACTTTTTTATCCGGTCCTAGAGTTTCTAAGCCTCGATTTGATGCTGTGCGTGTTACAGCTTGCGCTGCTTCTGCACGTTGATTCCCTTTAGAACCAGATCGCCTCGACTTAGTAGTGGTCTGACCAACATCTGCTTTGTACAGATCGATTACTCTTGCGGCCCAACGAACATCCGTATTGTTGCGATAGACACCATCAGAAATGCTTGATGGTTGTTCTTCTAGCCACTGTAGAAAGTCGTCACTTTCTTTGAGTTCCATGAAGTCTGGATGTAATGCAGTAAGTTGTTTTTCAGCAGTAACTCGTTCTGCCTCTTCTTCCTTTTGTCGCAGTACTTCCAGATGTTCTTCGACTTGTGAAACTCGGTCATTAGCTTTTAGCGAAGAAATAGTTTCAACCACATCATACACATCAGGGTATTGATTACGGAAATTTTCAAGTTCTTCCGCTGTCTTAGGAAGCTGATCTACTCTCGGAGCGTCAACCATCTTGAGTTTGGCTTCAAGAATTTCTTGGTTTTGTTTCCACTCGTTAAGTTTCGTATCATAGTGCTTCTTTAGATCATCATACCGTTTCTTGTAATCGTGATCTTCTTTTTGAACAATACCTTCTGTAAGTTGAGGAGTAGCCGCTTCTTCTACAACGGGGTCCAAAGTTTCTTCGTCAGGTTCGTTCAGGGTTCGCCTATACGCATTTTCGTATGGGGTAGGCTCAAGTGCCTCTTCTTCTGTAATGTTTTCGTTGTCAGTCATGTTTGTATCTCCTTTCTCTCGCGGGGCCGAATGTTATATATTCGGGTAGCCGTGCGGAGGAGTAGTTAAATAGCGGGGCCGATTTGTATCGGGTAGCCGCTCCGGTAATGAAGCGTTTAGTAGCTCCAAACTGTTGGTCGTGGACGCCCTTTTGCAGACACCATGTTATCAAGGTGTATAAAACGTCCAGACGCTAATCCTTTTTGTTTTACGCCAATACCTGTCATACCGTGTTGTAAAGCTATGCCTAAAAGATCGTAGGCATCTTCGTAGTTTACACCAACGTCTACAGCTTTGCCGTGTAAGTGTGGAGAGTCCTTTGCTCCACCAATTTTATTGTTGTGCGTTACGCATCGAAATGCAGATGTAATAATCATAGGACGATCAAACTCTTCGCGAATTGCAATAAGCATATTCATAAAGTCGTCTCTCATGGGCGCGTCTTCGCAACCACATTTGCACTTTAATTCGTCGTGCGTAAAATATTCCCAGTTTTGTCCCATTAGTTATTCTTTTTCTTTACAAGACCACCTTCGCTCATATCAAGAAGATTTTTCTCTTCTTCTTTCTTTTTCTGCATTGGAGATGGGCTTTGTAGAGGACTGCCCTGACCCGGAGAGTGCAACGTTTCACCGCTAGGCTTTTGTATCATGCCGCCCGTTTGCATCATAGGCGGCATAGCTTGTGGCGGCATAGCTTGTGGCGGCATAGCTTGTGGCGGCATGGCCTGTTCTTGTGGAACTTGCATAGGAGGCATCTCTGCCTGTGCCATCTGTTGCGGTTCTTGTGGAGGTGGCACAAAAGCTTTTTCTTTGTCGCCTCTGTTCTTTTCGAGTTGTGCGCGAAGCTCTAAGCCCTTCTCACGATAGGTTTCAAGTCGCTGTATACCAATATACTCTACAAGTTCTTTCGGAATACGGTATTCAAAGTTAGAAATCTTAATCGGAATATCTGCGTCAGGATCAGCACCTTCAATCTGCACACCCTCTTGCTGTGCTTGTTTCATAGCTTTCTTAACTTCGATATTAATATTGTTAAGCCCTACAAAAAGAACAGACTCATATGGAAGAATAAAGTCACCTTCTTTTGCTGTTGTAGGAATATCGTCCTCTACGGACTCTACGCCACCCTCCGTAGGTAGATCGCCCATAGGTTCGTTTACTACACCAGCTTCTAAAGGAGGTGCTTCCATTTCAGGAATGTTAGGTTGAATAAGTGCCATTGTTTTTCCCTATTTCAATTAAGCTGCATTTTTTATTGTATCAAATTTTCTAACATATTCATCTTTCATACTTCCTTCGTAGGAATTTGTATCTCCAGACAGATAAGATTTACCCCATTGCTCTCCTCTTACAGCGCGTCCGCGTATTGTTCTCATACCGTCTGCAATGTAAGTATAGTTATTTTCAGTCTCAAAGTTGTAAATAACTTGTTTCTTTAGCTGTCCTTCAGCAGGTTCAACTCGCGTAATTTCTACTAGATTGTTGTCAGGTCCAAGAACTGTGTCGCCTACATTTAGCCATTGTACAATAGCTGCTGTTCCATCGCCTTTAATCATCCATTCAGTTCCAGATACCATCGAATCATTTAGATGCCAAATTTCAGGGTGTACATCTACGAGAAGAGATACAATAGGTCTAGCTTCTAGCGGTGTATTCCAACGTCTTGTCTTTTTAGTTTCAGGATAAGACATAACCATATCACCTATTTTTAAATCTTCGATATTACGATATGTATTGTCGGCCATAAGTATCTGAGTTCCTGCGACCCAACATGCTGATCCAGCGCCGTCTCCATCACCATCACCATCACCATCACTGGGACTGTCGCCATTCTCATAGTCTCCTGTATCCAGACCAAATACTCCAAATGTTCCTTCGTCTATTGACATACCTGCTGTAGGTCCAGATATTCCACCCGGATCGCCTCCTGCGGGGTCTTGATAGCTTTCTTTTTCTTTATATGTTCTAATATCTTTAGCGATTTGTTCGTATTTTTGTATTTCTTTTGCCAGTTGAATCTCGCTTCGGATGGCTTCTTCAGTCTTGGTTTGATCGACTAATTTACCAAACTCCTGATCTTTATCTTTAGTTTGAAATGGATTTGAAAAGATATCTTCTACAAGTAGATCTTTTTCTGCCTGTTCGTTTTCCTGATCTTCAATACTGTCTCCTATAAGTCCAAAAGTTAAACCATTGAAAAGAGCAGACATAAAATTACCAAAACCAAATCCTGAAAAAGTAGAGTTAGCTATGTCTGCGGCAGCACCTATACCCGCAATAACAGGGGCTACAATGAGTCCAGCAGGAGTAAGCAATCCTCCTGCAATGGGAGCGGCTAAAGCAGGATTTGCACCCATTACAAAACCCTCTGCAACATTTTGAGCAATCATGGTGCCTAGAGTTTGTGGATTATTCATCTTGTCACCAAATATACTAGCTCTTGTACCGAAAAGTGAGGCTGTTCTTTCCGCTTGCATTGCAAGTGTATTTTTACCCTCTGCTTTTGCCGCTGCAATTTCGGCAGGAGTAGGCATACTTGATTGTTCATTAGAAAATGTTGTCTCTGACTGACTTATGGTCTGTGCAGCTTGAGACATTTGTGCGCTGCTGAAATCTCCAAAAGCAGGTTCAGAGTCCTCTTCGCCAAATAAACCTCCGAAAGCATCACCTAAAGAAGTTGTAGATGTAGATGTAAAAGAATCCTCTCCATCTTCATCAAAACCTCCACCATCTACTTCTTCAAATGTGCGAACAAAATCAACAGGTGTAGTAGTTTGCTGTAAAGCTTCAACAGGGTCTGTTGCAATCTCTTCAAGTATGTTTGTAAATTTTGGTTCAGTCTGCTCAACATTTGCACTTGTTACTTGTTGTAACTGTCTAGAAAGAAAAGCTGGATTTGTTTGCAAAATACTTGCAATTGCTTGCCGTCGTTGTTGAAAAGCTGGAGAATCTTGAACTCTTTGTTGTTGTGCTTGTTCTAAAAAACTTCTTAAAATATTTGCTTGTGGAGAAGAAAGAGGCTCTACATCTTCATCCTCATCTTCTAAAAAACTTTGTCGTACTGCACCTACAAAGGGAAGAGAAGGGTCTTTTTTAATTTCTTGTAAAGCAGATTGAGTAGAGGCAGTTAACTGATTTTGAACGTTACTAGCATCAGAAACTCTAGAAACAAAAGACTGATTAGTATCTTCAATTAAAGAATCACTTCCTAAAGTTGATAGAACACTTTGTCTAATTTCTGGAGGCTCTGGTGGTACAAATGGTTGACGTTCAGGAATAAAACCTACGTATGCGTTACCTCTGCCCCAATATTTTCTATAGTCTGGATGCTCACGATAGGCCCACGGAAAGTCAAAATAATCGCCGGGTTGATCGTCGTATAAACCTGCGCCTTCTTGTCCTTCTGCATTTACTGTAAAATATTCAATTCCTGCGTCAGAATGTCCAGTATCATACGCGCCAATGTCACCTCTTGATTGCCGCATCTGTTTGTCCAGACCGCCTTTGCTTTCTGCCCACTGGAGAAAACGTCGAAACTCTCTATCTGTTCTGCTGTCTTCAGTAGTTGACATTTAATTATTCTTTTTGTTTAGCATCTGATTTAACCGATACCTTCAGGCTCTGAAGTGTTTCCAGTAAAGCCAGCTTGCCCTGCAAGCGGCGCATCTCCAATTCCGATTCCGCCACCACCAACTGCCGTTGCATCATTTGGCCCAACTGTTGTAGGTGTTCCTCCAGCGGCTCCCATGCCTCCGGGTTGTTGACCAGCGGGAGAAGCTTCTTCGCCTGTTGTGCGTTCATTTAGTCCTCTCAATACTTCTGCAAAAACAGCAGCATCATTTACATCATTTACAAGAAGATCAGGATCGATATCTTGACTGATAGCTAATTCACGTACCAGATTAGGAATCTTAATAAACGGTGCAAGCATCGGGTTAGCTACTGTTTGCAACAGTGCAGTCAGACGTTGACTACGTACTTCCTTTTGTATAACTGCGCTTGTACCGCGAGGTTTAATTTCTAGATCACCATGTATCTCAGTCATCTTGTCGTTGAACTGCATGTTCCATTGAAAAAACGCTTCGCCCATCGGCTTGAGAAGAAAGTCATCAATATTTTTAATAACAGTCTTGATACTGAGTCCTGCACTCGACATCAGCATACTAAGACCTGCTGCTGTACGTCCTGTGCCTGTTACGCCTGTCTGACCATGTACGATACTGGGAATACCTGTTTGCTCATCTGCAAGCTGACGAGCCTTGTCGTACATCTGTATATTTTCTCCAGCAGTATTCGGAAACTTAATACCGTTGATTGCTGTACCCGTAACACCAGATTGACGCCGAAAGACCTTACCCGGATATACATCATAGGACTGACCGGGAACAAGCTGCGTTTCGTCAATATCAAACACAAGATTTCCTGCTAGAGCCAGATTGTCTATAGCCATACGAACGTGTCCGTTCATAAGAAGCTGACTATCTTCCATGTTCTCCGCTACACCCACGCCAAAGATTTGGTAGGGGTTCAGTTCAAAAGGAAATGAGTAGAATGGAAGGCGTGTCGGTAGAAACGGATTGGATACAATACGAAGAATTTCGTTTCCGCAAATCCAAGCGTTTACTTGAATAGACGGTCCCGCATCTGCTGGTATTTCAAGACCAGCGTCTTCGGCACTGTTCGTATCCATGATACCCCAGTACTCCAGCACCTCGTAACGAAATCTTTCATTTTGTGTATCTTTTTCGTTATTGTAGAGCGTACTTTCAAAATAACGTTCTTCATAGTTTGGTCCTTCTTCTAGAACGGCTTCGATAGCTTTTTGGTCAAAGAAAGGTCGATTGAGTAGATCGTAAAGTTGTTCACGATTAAAACGATGACGTTGAATTACATATTCGCAATCGTGTGTGGAGGTTGCAGAGGGATCAGGATAGAAGTCCCAACAGCTTACAGACTCGATACGAGGCACAGACTTGTCGTATGGAGCGTAAGTTTTTTCATTTGTGTTCTCATCTAAAGACCAGTTATGTACAGTTTTACTGTAGTTAAATGGTCCTTTAATAATACCTGTGCCAAGCAAAGCACATTCAAACAAAGCGTGTCGCATTACAGTTACAGCGTTTGTGTCTAAAAGCTGATCCTGAATACACTTTTCTAGAAAACGTGCAGACTCACGGGCAGGAGCTATTTGTGGTTCTCCTGCACGGGCTGGGCCTTCTTCTAGATTTGCTCCTTCGTAACGATCTTCTAAACCTGCTAAAGGTGTAGCTTCCATAGCACCCGGAAGCAGTTCTCGTCCATCACCCGGAAAACCAATAGGGTCTTCTTCCTGTTCAGGTTGAGGTGATGGGTTTTTAGACAAATGAGCAAACTCCACAATACCTTCAGGCACTGGAGTTGACTCGACTGAAATGGGAAACTTATTTTGTGAAAAAAGAATGTCTACGATCTGACCGTAAGCGGCAAGAACTTTTGTTTTTGTAATCTTAATAAAAACTTGACTTCGTTCATTCTCACGGTACTGTGTAGAAGAGTCATAGATACCGCGATAATTCTTATAAGCCTGTAGCCATCTTTCTTCATCGGGAAGCCTTCCAGTTTCAGCGTCTTCAAAACGAGACTGAATGGTTCCAACAAGTTCATACTTGTCTTCTTGCTTCATTTAAATGCAACTTTCGTTGTGTAATACAAAATTAACTGTGAGGGCTGGACTCAGCCATTTTTCCAAGAACGCTTTTGTCCATGTGCTTGCTACCAGCTTCTGACGGAAAGGATTCAGTCAAAGGGTAGTTGCGCTTAATTACAGTGTCGAACTCAAGCGGTTCGCGATAGAGAGCCGATTCGTTAGCATCGGACATTTCGCCCTGCTTCGACATCTGACCCGAAATGTAATTAGCACCGTACATTTGTTTGTTTCCTGTAGGCATAATATAGTTTCCTTATGTTGATTGTCAATTAACGGTTAAATATCTGTGCAGCTTCTGCTGCTATTTTTGCTCGTTGTATTCTTTCATCTATGCTTGCATCTATCCGTGCTTTTCTAGCTTCTTGTGTAAATGCTTCACTTGTATCTACATCTTGCAGTTCACTAAATAGTTGTCTCATAGATTCTGCTTGTGTTGTTTCTCCATAATCTCCTAACCCGCTTTCTCTTTGATCGCGCTGAGATTGTTCTACTTGTTGTCGAGCAATAGGACTAAAACCTCTCTCCTCAAGACGCCCTCTGTTTGCTTCTATATCTGCAAGAGCAGTTGTGCGTTCTGCCATATCAGGAGAAAGTCTTTGAGATGATGCAGCTTGCATTCTTTCTAAAAGTTCTGTGTCACTCATGTCATCGGAAGCAAACAAAGAACGTCTTTCAGCCCTACCCATGATCTCCTCTGCTGGATCAAGACCACCGTACGCTACTTCAGTTGGACTTAGCGCGACATCTGCTGCTGCGTCTCCTATAGTTGCTAAAACACCTGCACCGCCTCCTAGCGCAGCTAATCCAAGTTTTGTAACACCTTTACCCATTCTACTAAGAAAATCTCTTTTTTGTTGTTCGTCTTCAAAAAACTCTGATGCTCGTCTACGTGCATCTTGTGCTGTTTGTGGAATATCTTCTTGTGGTGTATCGGTAAAATCAAAGTCACTTTCAGGAGAAGTAACAACAGGTTCTGGCATTACAGAGGGTTTTGAAGGTGCTTCAGGAGCCTCTAGCTCCTTGATAACTTCTTGTACAGAACTGTCAACTTTTAACTCTGGATTTATTTTTCTTTGTATTATTTGATCCAAAGAATCAACTGACTCACTACCGACTGCCTTTTGAGCTTGTTCTATTTGATCTTCAAAAGCTTTAAATGCTTCTGGTGTTTTCAAATTTTCTATTATCCATAATTTAGATTCAAAAGATAAATCAGGACGATTATTCAGTTGTGTGTCAAATTCTACTTCTTGTAAGACATTTTTTGCTAAATCTCTACCTTGAGTTTCTGTTATTGCTGGGTCTGTAAAACTATTAGGAAGATCAATTTCACTAATATTAAAGGTGTTTCTTAAAAGGTCTCTTTTACTTGATGCTCCTGAATTTTTTTGAAGTTCATCTTCGTATAACTTCATAACTTCAAAATCAGAACGTCCTTCTTGAATATCTCCTATATAGAATATTTTTTGCTGTTCATCTATACCTGTTTCTGAAGCAACTTGTTTTAAACTTGTATGCCCCATAATATATCGTAAGTTACCAAAAGAACCCGGAACATAAAGAGCAGTTGACGTAGCTGAAAGTTTTCTTAGCATTCCAAAAGTGCTTACGGCCCCTCTAAATATACCTTTGTCTACCAATGCTTGAGTTTTTTCTCCTACACCGCCCGGAAGTTGAAGTGCGTTATTTATTCTAGCTTCAAACGTTGTTTTAGCTACATTATTATCTCGAAACAGAAATGTCCTATCTGGGTTATTTGCTGCGATCTGTCCAAGAAAATTTTGCATGAACGGAGTTAGTTTAACAGTAGTATATCTTTTTTGACCTTTTTTCGCACCTTCTTGAGGCACAACAATTTGATCTCCGTCTAAATACGGATCAGTAGCATCTTTTAAAATATTTCCTTTAGCATCTCTTTCAGGATTTATTCTTAAACGAGAAACTTGCACTGTTCTGTGTGGAATAAGAATATTATACATAATAGCTGCTTTAGCATCAGCGTCTGTTATAACACTCATTCCCTCTTTTACAGCTTGTGTTATTAAAGGTGCATCAGAAGGTCGTATATTTCGTGTAGAAAGCGCTCTACCCTCTAATCTTTTTTGTCCATAAGTTTTTGAACCACCTAATTCTTGCCTCAGAGCGATATCGTCAAGATATGTATCCCGAATTATCTTCTTTTCTTTTTCTGAAAATCCAAGTTGTTTTCTTGCATAAAAAATACCTTGACGTAAAGCAGAAGCACCTCCCTTTGCGCTTTCCATATCAAATTCTTTAGGTACTCCTTCTCTTATATAACTTTGAATAGGAGTATTTAAAATTTCTTTTTCATCTTGTCCGGTTTTTTTCTTAATTTTATTTATCAGAGTAGACCAATTTGCCATAGCAGAGGTTGGTTCAGGAGATACAGCCAAAGTTCCTCCACCCGGTATATCTATATTTGTAGTAGATGGAAAAATTTTAGCTACCATTTCTAAATTAGAGTCTTGCACAAAAGATTTTTCTAATATCTTTAAACCTTTTTCATTTAATGTAATAAACAAAGCATCTCTTAACGTTAAAGCACCGTCCAACGTTTTTTGTTTTAATGCTTCTTTATACCTAAAAAGGTCAAAACCTTCTTGAGCTAGGCCAAGAAAATCTATAATTTTAGCTGCGGCTTTTATTTCGTCTTCTAGTTCTGCCATGTGTAGAGGTTTTTTTAATATCCAAATGTTGAGTTAACTGGTTGATAGCTTTCTTGCTGTTTGATAGAATTAAACATAGAACTTGTTGCATAGCCGGTCTGACGAGTCATACACAAGTACCGTAAAGCATCGTACGCATGATCTTCTGCCTTTGTGTCCACATCCTCTGATTGTGTCTTGGAAAGTGGTAACGTAGGCAGTGTGCGTACTAGATTTGTACAAGTGCCAAAAATTCGTAAACCGGGTTCTCTTCCATCTTTTATTGCTAGTCTACGGTGAAGTTCGATTTTCCCGGCTATGCGATTTCTGTCCGCTGGCGTAAACCGTGCGCCTCTGCGAATCATTGTCTCTGCTATGCTTGGTCCTGTGCCATGTCTTGACCAACAAGAACCATCTAAAACTGATTGTGTCATTGGAGGATCGTCATACTCTAAAGACATGATGAGTTCTGCGATACTTTCTCCAGTGTGTCCCTTGTCGTAAAGTTCTCGGTATATCCAAAGATTGTTGTCCCAATCTACCGCGCCCCAGAGAACGCAAGAAGGACTACTATATCCGTAATCCATTGCCCGTATACGGGGCCAATTATACGGAATCTCAAACGGTTCAACAACGTGTACAGTTCTGTCAAATTCACTAAATGCTGCTCCCTCTGCTACGTCCCAATCACCCTCTAGAAGCCTTCTGCGTTCTACTTCTGGCAAACTAAGAAGCATTGCTTCATATTCACCAGACTCTGCTAGATAAGGGTTATCTGTAAGTCTTGCTGGTATGAACCTGCGCTGAAACAGCGGTTGTTGTGTCTTTGGATTTTTAAGTGTTCTTCCCGTGTCAGGATCGACGGCCCAGAACGGCGTGTTCGGTGGCGCAGGATCAATAAACATCTTTTTAATCCACCAACCACCTGAACCACCCGGATTCGCAGATGCTCGCATATACGTTTCCAGCGTGGGGTCGGTGGTTCTGAGACGACTACGAAGGTAAGTCCAAACATAGGGGGTGGGGTAATGTCCCAGTTCATCGACGCCTATCCATGTAAAAGCTTGTCCTTGATATCGTGTAACGTCGTGGTCTTTATCTACATAACTGAAAAGTGCTGTAGCGCCACTCGGAAACATCCATGTTGATTTTGATTCTCTAAATACTGCACCGTTAAAGGCGCGAGGGTAGAGTTTGCGTGATTGTTCTATAAGCTCTGTTAGCTCTGCAAGTGTACGTCGTAAAAGTAAAGCTTTATGGTTAGGATTGTCAGCATACCGTAAAAGGTCTACCAACATTGCATAGGACTTTCCACCACCCGCTGCGCCACCATACAATACTTCTTTTTCTGGTGATGCTAGAAAGTCCGTTTGTGGACCTTCGTTTGGACTGAAGATAAGTTCTGTATCTTCCTGTAGTTGCTCTCGTACCTGTGCCGGAAGTTGAGATATCGTTGTTTCGTCAAGTACGCCACCTTTGCCAGCGATACGATCCGATGTCCGTAACGCTTCCGACTTCTTGTTCAGCTTCTGTAGCCGTTTCTCCGCTCTCTCTAAGCTCTGTTTCTGCGCTGCGATCTTTTGGCGCTCGCTTACTTTCTTTTTTTGTACTCTTGAGTACTGGTAGCGCCCTTTTTCGCCGGGTTGCAAGGGCGGTCTTCCTCTGCGCCTCTTTTTGTTTGTTGATGCCTCTGATGTCATAAAAAACTATACCCATACGTCCACAGCATGATGAGACTGAATAACCGTATACTTTGCCGTTTTAGCGTATGATTTTGTAAAATTTAATCTATTTCGATATAATACAAACCTGTAAAAAGAATCTGTCGGCGGACTTTGCTGAATTAGCATTTCCAACGCCTTCTAGCTTGGCGTATTCTTGAATTAGGGTCGTTTCGTGTCTTGGCAGAGGATCGTTTTAGCTGTCCTGCACTTCTAGCACAGTACGATTTACGCCGTTTTGCTGCTTTGCTTCCCGGTTTGACCTTTCCTGTCACTGCCGTCTTGAGTTTACTGCCCGGATTTGCTCTACGATGCGCTGCTACGCCAGCGCGTGTCATTCCTGCACCCTTTTTAGTAGCACGATAGTTCTTTTTTGTGCGAGGAATCGCTTTTTGAGCCATCTTACGCTCGTTTTGTACGAGGTTTACGTTTTTTTGCTAACTTTTTAAGGTCTGCACCTGTAATTTTCTTACGAGGAGGTGCCACAGCAGCAAGTTTCTTTTGTTTTGGGCTATATTTTGAGTACGGCATATTTATTTACCCTTTTTCTTTGCTTTTTTCTTAGCCGTTTCGCTTAAATCTTTAAAATGATACAGCCTTTTACTAGTCTTGGAGTGTCTTGCACCTGAATGCACATGCCCGTTTGGCATTTTATGCATACCTCCAGAGTGCTTTGTTCCATCTTTAAAATAATGTGGGACACCTTTTGCCATGTTAACCTCTTTTTTTGCTGCTTTTACGACTTTTGTTACTTTTACGCGCAGTTTTAGCAGCACGTTTGAAGTTAGCAGCAGTAGGTGCGCCTTTTGCTCCGGGTTTTCTCATTTTTTCACCAGAACCAGCGGCGATACGTTTACGTTTCGCATGAATATTTGAATATAGACCGGGTTTAGCCATTGTATTTAGCCTTTCTTGATCCGCGTGAGTAGGTTTTCTTTGTTACTTTAGGTTTATTTTTGCGTTTTGTCTTACGTTTTACTACGCCACCCTCATTATAATTAGATATTTCTTCTCGTATGCGTTCTATGGTAGGAGCAAGATACCTTCGATCAAATTCATTTGTCCGTCGCCCATAAACGTCGTACGATGATCGCTCATATTGATCTTGCAACATCTCTAAATATTCAGGCAAACTACCTTTTTTTCTATTCAATTCTTCTAGTCTTTTTTGTTCTGCCATAACTTCTGGAGCGCGTCGTTCTTTGACGAGTCTCATTTTTTTTCTATCAAACGAAGTTGCAGGTTGCCCTGTGTCTTCATCTAGATTTATTGTGATAGACGATTCTCTTATGGGGTCTCTTTCCTTTGACAATTTTATTTTAGTGTCTATGTCAGGTTTTTTTGAAGTATCATAACTTCTTAAAGAACGTCTTCCTGTTTCTTTAAAGGTTTCTGATTTAGCTTGCCTATAAAGTTTTCTAGCTTTTTTATAAGTTTCGGTAAAATTTTTATTTTTTTCTGCTTCGTGTACGTAGTTCCAGTCTGCTATGAATCTCTGTGTAGAAGGTCGTTTCTTTTGTGCTGCACTATATTTGTATTTTTTAGGATCAGGCGTTCCCTTTTCCATTAAATCTATTTTTAAAAGAGCAGCATCCATTAAATTTGTAGCAGCACTTGGAGAATCTTCTGCAAATAAAGGAACTCCCTCTTTTGTAACAGTGCTTTTTAATAACCTGCGTGGGAAATCGTAGGGGCTTAGTTCTGCCACTTTTTCTTTTTTACTAGCCACCGTAATTAGCTTTTCTAGACCCGCGTGAGTAGACTTTACCGCCACCCATCATCTTTTGAGCTTTTTTCTTTCTAAAAGGATTCTTTGCATATCTAGGCATTCCACCTACGTCTCCTTCAGCTTCAGGTACTGGGTGAACACTAGATTTTGGTTTTTCGTCAAACTTAAATCCTGCCATTTCATAGATTTCATGGTTAGAAAAATTTTTATTACTCATCATATTAACATAAGCATTGTGTATTTTGACTTCAGAAAGTTTTTTATTTCCAAAGATTCTTCCAAATCTTTTGTACATAGCCTTTGTTACTTCTTCAGAATCATGTCCAATATATTTATCTTTAGCCATTGTAGTTAGCCTTTCGTGATCCGCGTGAGTAGACTTTACCGCCACCCATCATCCTTTTAGCTTTTACTTTCTTCTTTTTCTTTGGCATTACCATGCCGCCGTCCATTTTATTTTGAGCGTCTTGATCTGATACCGTTCGACCACCTGTCGTGTCCATTTTTTTCATTAAAGAATCATAAAATTCTTTATCCTTGTTTGATACAGTGCGTGCCTCATCTCCACCTTTATCCAAAAGTTTTTTAATACGCATAAACCTTTTCATGTCTTCGTCTGAAGGCAGCTTTCCTGAACGTTGCGCTGCTTTATCACGAAAAAAGTCGTCTAAGTTCATATCTAAATCTCCCCGTTTTCTATAGTAATAGTTTTATCAACTTCTTTTTTAGCAGGGAGTAATACAACACCGTGAACAACCTGCCCCGTAACTTCTGTGGTTTGCTTTTTTGAAACTCCGATACGATCCAGAATGGACTCAGCGGATTTAATACGCATGTCCATCTGGTTCAGCGGAGTTGTGCCATCAGCGTCCAAACCTTCTACGATACGTGTCGCAGCTTTTACGCCATTCACGGCTAAATAATCTTTGGTCCTTGCAGCAATCTCTTCACGCAGAGACTTCATAAGACTTGAGCGGGACGAATTGTATCCCGCTGTCTTCATGGCCTCTCCGACACGACCACCGTTCTCGAATAGCGCATCCAAGAATGCCGCTTGCTTTTCTGTCAGCTTGCGGCTAGGGTCTGTGCGAAAGGCGGTTCCTGCTACTGCTTTACCGGACACGGCAAGGTTAACCTATCATTCTTTTCATAATAGGCGACATAAACGACATGGCTTGCTTTTTACGTTCTTCCTCTGCTTCTTTTGTCGTATATGGTTCGCGAGGTTTCATCACCATGCCGCCACCTTCGTACATCTCACGCTTCTCTGGTTTTTCCATCGAACCGGCGGCAGCTACACGCCCACCATAAGCGTAGGTCTTTGTAGCCATATCGTCTTTCTGTGATTTCATAGTCATATCTAAATCATACCTTGAATTAATTTATTTTTTATAACTAATACGTAGCCCGTTACGGCTTGGTTTTTTACCTTTAGTACTACAATGTCTTCATCTTCATAATCTGTGTATTCTGTCATTACTTTGTCAATTACAAATTTTACAGGGTCTTCAAACTTAACGCACTCTTTTGCCATTATGTTCATAAAAAAGAATTGTGCAGCTAATGATTTTGATTGACTGTCATAGTAAGCTAGTTTCATAATCGTTTCTTCGTGACGACACAAAAAACTTAAAAGCACTATTTTTTCAGGCGGTGCTTCTAAAGAAGATGACTGAATAGTACCTATGTCACTGTTTGTATGCTTACATGCGGCTAGAGAAAATAAAAATATACAAAATACTAAAGCTGCCTTTTTCATGGCTAGTCGCCTAGAATGTCTAATGAACGTAGTTTCTCTGACTCTGGTACAGACTCTTTGAGATGTACAGTCAAAAGACCGTTCTTAAAAACTACGTTCTCGACTTCTATGTTGCGTCCAAGCGCAAAGACCTTTTTAAAATTACGTCGTGCGATGCCACGATGATTGTATTCTAAAATTTCATCTTCATCAGTTTGGTTGTGTACGTCACTGGATACAGTCAACGTCTGACCCTTTACCGATACGTCTAAGTCATCTTTGTTAAATCCAGCAAGTGCAAGTATGATAGCGTGTGAGCCATCTTTTTGATTTACAATGTCATGCGGTGGATAACTTGCTGCTGTAGCGTTGAGCAATACAGAGTCAATTGTTTTTAGAAACGGATCGAACCCGATTGCTTGATTAAAGTAACGAGAACCTAGAAGTTCGTTTAAAGAAAAGTTAGGCATACTTGTATCTCCTTTTGTTGTATGTTCTTTGCCCGTTGTGGCACAAAGATAAGTAAGAGGTGCTGAGTGTTCCGTCACGTACTTTGTTTATGTATACACAAGAGGTCGGCAAAGTGTGAACATACAATAGCACCACTATATATACTATTATACAGGCTGTTAGCCATGTTGTCAACACTTTTTTTGTATTTTGTGCATTTTTTTCTTGACAACTTGCAAATCTAGGTGTATAATAGGAGATACTCCGTTGGCAAAAGGATATCTATAGGATACTAAGAGATCGTATAGACAAATGATTCACATAGTTCATAGGGCTATGTAGTCGAATGATTCACATACTAAAAATAAAATAAAATTCGTCTATGGGTATATACATGTATAGGGGTGGCCGGTGGCCCATCCCGCGCCCCGCGCCTTATTTTTTCTATATTCGTGACAAAATGCTCGCCGAAGGTTTAGCTATGTAGTCTTGTCGGGGACACCCGCTTGCAGTCCTTTGCAGACTATGGGTAAGGGTCGCGCATACGTCATAGACCCATAGGCAGACTGACAAATTTTCTACACTGTCGAGGGGGGCATGGCGCACAAACAGACGCACAGCGAAAAGCGCAATAGACTATGGCGCACAATGGCTTGCTGATTAATTAGCGAATTATTCATGTCGAACACAAAAAAGAACCCCCGGCTGTGAGACCGGGGGCCAAGTTGGGGGAGGAAACAGGGTGTTGCTTAGTCTTCTTTCTCGTAATGCGCCGCGTGCATTGTCATTTCAAACAAGATTTCCCCGTCTGGATCAACAACCTTCACGGTGCGTATATTGTAGCCATACTCCTTGTCGAGCGGCTCAACATAAATACCCGCTGCGTTGCGAACTGATACAGTAGGAATTGCGCGGGGGCGGTGCATGTAAATTCCATCTGATAGAATTTCGGCAGGTGCAATGCGCGGCGGTTTAATCATGTCGCGAATCTTGTGATATTCTGTTTTAGCCATTTGTCTTTTCCTCGTTTCAAGTTTGTTGTGTTCAACGATGATTAATATAACCACATATGCGAAGCTTGCACAACATATATTGCGAGACCTATCGCACATAATCCTAAGTAGATCATTCCCATACTATAAACCTCCTTTAGAACGAAAGAGGGCGAGCCGATCAAAGCTCGCCCGTCTTGGTTAGATGTTGAAGAGAATTAGAAGAGCGACAATCACAACAAAGATCACCGACAATCTAAAAGCGAGCATTATGAAATTGAAAACCACCTAAGCAGCAATCAATTCGCGAGCAGCGTCAAGAGCCTTCGCCTTGTTATCCCGCTGCCCACCATACAGCGCAACGTCGAAGCGTCGATCCCGCCCGGTATCCTTAATTGGGTTATGGTCAACGATATTGGTGACAGTCTGAAACGCTCCCCAAACAGTGATCGCGTCATCATCTGCACGGGCTGATTTAAGATCGTGTCCGGCGTTCAACACTCGATCACCTGCCGCTGGTTCCTCAATAGCCGTCTCGACGTTCGATAGATCGATGGTTGTGTTGCCAGTATTGACGGCTTCCTGCATCAGTCTTTCGAGAGCAGCCAGACGATCCTTCTTCAGCTTGGCATCGCTTGTTGACTTCGCAGAAATATCCTTGCCACGAGCCAATGCGATAGCCTTTTGCACGGCCCGAGAGTGTATAACCTTTCCGCTATCGTCAGTCTTTTCCTTACCACCAAAGACAGTCCGAAAGTATTCAAGCTCCTCTGCACCAGTAAGAACGCGCTTTGCCATTTTCTTGGCAAGCTTCTCAAAGTCGCTAAACTCTTTTTGAAAGAGACCCAGCGCCGTCACCATTGCCTCGCTGTCGAACGGCACCTTGTGATTGTGTTTAATGATCTCTTTCGCAGTATCGCGCGCAAGCGTCCAAGTGTTATTGCAGACCACTCTTATCGGCGTGAACATGCAAGAGTTCGCTCCGATGCCTCGATGGTCTAACGTAAAGACAAGATTAGACACGACGGTATCATCACCATTCAGCGTGAAGCCTTCATTTGGTGAAGCCATCGCCCAAACCTTTTGACCATCGAAAAGAGACCCGGCGGTGTGAATATGAAGTGAACCAGCTTCTACAAATGGCTCGAAGAAATCGAACATTTGCGAGTTCTGAACCGGCTTGTACATCTCAGTAACGCACTTTCCGAGAATAGCGCCATCCGAGATGCGCTCGATATAGTAGCTGGCATCGATAGGCGTTCCGTCAGCTTTATGATTAGGCGCAAGTTGCACTTCCCAATCAAGACCGGCGGCAGCTTGTATCTCTTTGAGCGGCGTATCTGTTGTGATCGATGTGCCAAGACCATGCCATGGAACGTCGCCTACGAATGCCATGTTTTCTACTGCGTGTACCATCTTTCGATTTCTCCTGTTTATTACGGTTAATGGGTACGAGCATAGAATAGGGGCGGTGCGAAGCGATTGCAAGCGTTTATTTTTGTAGACATTGAACACAAGCGAAGACGAGCCGAGCCGAGCCGAGCCGAGCCGAGCCGAGCCGAGCCGAGCCGAGCCGAGCCGCCCGGCATGAGAAAGGCCGGGAAGAATTATCACCCGGCCCTTTTAAGTTAGCATTGACAAAAGTTAGCATTGACAAAAGTTATCGTTGACAAAAATAATCATACTTTTCCTGTAGTTCACAGATTACATCTGACAAAAAGTCTGTGCAGTATACAGAATAATTAGGGTCTTGTTCACAAAATGTATTCCATCTTTTAAAAATGTCACTCGTAGTTTTAGATGGCCTAGCATCACCATAGTCATCGTTCCATATAAAAGTTAATCTTTCGCCAGCCATTATATAGCCTCCATGTCTGACAAAACGCTAAACTCTTCGTGCGTCATTTGCCTATAGCCAAACGGACACGATATCTTAAAGTCACCGCATTCAATCTTACGAATAGTGTTAAGATTGACATTGCGATAACCCTTTTTATTAACATCATACACACACAAATAATTATTGTGTATGTCCTTAGTCTTGCCGCTGACTGTATGTTTAGTCACGCCAAGCCTGCCAGTTAATACCCGCTCCTCACCGTTAGCCTTTACAAAGGTAACAGTGAAGAACTTATCGCCTACATTCGAGGCGACGTATTCTGCGAAAGTCATATCTTTATCAGTACGAGTAATCATCTTTCTCATCCCTTTCTCTTTGTTCAGCTATCTCCTGCGACATGTCTAGCAGAACATGTGACGCTTCGTCAACGATTGTTTCTGCATAATGTTTCGACCACACTTCGCCTAAACCATACTTGTGATCTAAGATAGATTGCAATTGTTCTCTAAGGAACTTACAAACTTCTTTGTCCGTATCGGTATAACCATACCAGCCACTACGTTCGTGTACTACACGCCAATTATTCATGATACTACTTTAAACTCCTTTTTTCATTCTGTTCGTTTGATATGATTACTTCAGAGGTAGTTTCTATCCACACTCTAGCACCACACGATAAAGGTTTATCAGGACTGTATACAACCCGACTCTCTCCTAATATCGTTACATCAGAACCATAAATGTTTTCTTTTGATGTTTTCACAGTAATCACTGGATCATTAGTTCCGTTTTTTTTGTTGGCTCTAACTTTATGCATATTAACATGAATGCGTTTTTTAGTCGTCATCTATTCTTTACTTTTTCTATAACGCAGGGATTGCCGTGAAATTCATAACAGTTTAAACAGTCTTTACACTTCTGACCCGTGCATGGCTTATAATGTTTATCAGCTACAGCGTTTATAGCCATCGCATACCCACCTCTCACACGATCTTTATATATAATATCTGCCTCGTCATACGTTACATTATTAAACACATAATCAAAACCTTGTGGCGGGTTAAAGTGTACGTCATTAACAATGGGATTAGACCATACTAGAATAAGATTATTAGGAAAGCGCCTTCCTTCTTGTTCCAAATCACGTTTAACTAAGTTTACAATATCTTTACGCTTTGTCCACAATGCAAACTTGCAGTGAGAATTATTCCTTGCAATCAATATAAGGTTCTCAAAGTGTACACGATTGATAAGCTCACCATGAGCATTGAAACGAAAGTAAGCTGCATTTATAAAAGGTACACAATCTTCATCTAAAGGCTTAGATAATAGATCGCTATTGCGCTGCAATGCATTCTCTAGATTGTTTCCAAAGCGTTTACTTTCAAGCGTAGCGAAGCTGTAACACTTTCTACAAATAACGTCGTCACGCTTTGTATTGTGCATGTCTTGGCAAAATTTATTAGTGATAGTGTTTACACTAATTGCTTGAAAATCTTGAAGCTTACCATTAAGCTTGCTTATGTGTACTGTCTGCATAACTTGCACTCCTGTTTAAACTACGACAACACCAATACTCTCTAACTTATAACCTAGCTTGTCAACCTCCTTTGCTAACGCTTTAACAAGTCTTTCCTGTTGTGCTTCTGTTAATTCTTTATCGTCAAACTTATCTAAGGTAATTGTGCCTTTTTGTAGTTGCCATACATAAGTTGAGACAAGATTATAAATCTCACGTTGAGCCATTTCTGTGTATTTCATATCTATTACTCCGTTTAAGTAGTTGGTCAATCTTTATAAATTAGTAATCAAGAGTTGTCAAGAGTTTTCTTTGTACAAAGTCTACGCAATGCTTTCTCTACATAGCTTTTTGTATACATCAAAGATTCTGATCTGTAGTTGCATTCGTTACAAGTAAACTTTACAGTCTTGCTGCTAATAATAACATGGCTTAACTCTTTTTTATCATTCATAAAAGTAAAGTCACGCGCTCTCGATGTTGGAATGTACAATTGACAAAATTTACAGTTGACAAAAAATACATGCTCTGGGCTAGTCATCGTTGACAAAATCCTTCCTGAATTGACAAAAGCTTATTCTTTATCTGTTGACAAAGACTCCAACTCCTCAAGACGTTCTTCTATTTTGTATTTCTCATACCTGTCTATTACTGACGAAATAATCGATACACCAGTTGTAAGCACCATACATCCCGCTGATAAAAGAATTATCATTGACAAAACAACCAATAAAATACAATGACGTTTAGTCATTCTGTTCACTTTCCATTCCCCACTCTACATAAGTTCTGATTACTTCAGACACACTGACACCAGCAGTCTCTGCTACTCTTACGATATGGTCAAACGTATCTTGTTCAAAACCACATATTATTCTACGTAACCTTCGCTTACCTTCTATATGTCCTTTAACCATACTATTAAGGCTCCTTCGGAAAGTGATAATAATTTCTGTAAAGGTCATCATACCGTTCATAGATAGTGTCAAGATTAGCTTTACAGCTTGTCATAAAATGATATGTCCACACCATTACAACAAGAGCAATTAGGCATGGCATACACAACAATATATTTCTCAACCACATGCCTAATTCTCTAAGGTAAATTCAAACTTTACGGGAACGTCAGACTCCTGTACAAAGTCTACAAGTTCTTTCTGTTCTTTGGTAAGAACATCAGTCACAACCCACATCTCTGGGTCGTGGCCGTTATCGCTTTCTCGTAGCCACTCCTCAAAGTCTGCATCGTACCAAGAGAGAGCATGTTTTTGCCACACATTAAACATACCGTCTGCACGTTCTTTGATCTCTGTTGTAACACCGTTGACAATCATTTGTCTTTCCTTTCTCTGTATAGATCAAGATAAGTTTTTTGTTTACGATAAAGATAACTATCTATTCTTGCCATCTGCCTACCCAATAACAGATAGAAACGGAAAAGAAAATAATAATAGTTAATCAACATAATTAACTCCAGTTGACAAATCGATCCCATAGGGTATACTATCCTACAAGTCCTTGTCAACCAAAAAAAATAGTTGGGAAAACAATGGGTTATCGAAGAGTGCAAAAAGACTTGCAGCGCCAAAAGAAAAGACGTAATCTTTCAGCGGCAAGCCTATCTGATCCTATGTTTCGTAAGCGTGTTGTGGAATCAAAAAAGATAAAGCATAAACGTAAGCGATTGACAAAAGATCAGATTGACAAAATCTACAACGAGACTGAACAGGAAACGTGACATGAATATCTTCTATCTAGACAAAGACCCTGTACGTGCTGCTGAATATCATTGCGACAAACACGTTGTAAAAATGATACTAGAATCAGCACAGATGTTATGTACAGCGCACAGACTTCTTAGTGGTGAAGATTACTGCAATGATAAAGGTTTGTATAAACTTGCATATAAAAACCATCCTAGCACAAAATGGGCTAGAGAGTCGTATGTGCAATACAGATGGCTGTACAATCTTTATGAAAAGCTGTTGACAGAATACACAAAAAGATATGGTAAGATACATGCATGTGAAAGACTACGTGCAGAACTAGAACTGTGTCCTACAGACATAGAGACTAAACCTTTCACTGAACCACCACAATGTATGCCTGATGAATATAAGGTAAAGGGTAATTCTGTAGTAGCGTATCGTCATTATTACAAAGGAGAGAAAGCAGACTTTGCAAAATGGCAATACTCTGAAACGCCGTGGTGGTGGGAAAACCCTAACGAGTTTACGATATAATGAAAATATACACAAGCGATACAGACTTCGACTCTCTACACCTTGCTGTAGATAAAGCACGTAAAAACGCAAAAGAAGTAAAAGTAACTAGACAGGCACTTATGAATATGCTTATGGACCATGCAAACTTTATTGGTAAAATAAAATCATTTGGTGAAACTGTGGAGTATCCTCAAAATGAGTGAAGATTTTGTTACTATGAATATTACTTCTAAAATGAGAGATGGTGCGTCTAATAAATCAAAAGAGCTAGGTGTTCTTAAACACTCGATAGCAAAAGGTAAAGGTAATATGTATGGCTACTTAGGCGAAGCTATGTTTAAAAAATATGCTTCTCCATTTTATAAAGTAGACACACATGACACGTACGATTATGATTTTATGGTAGATAAAGCTGTACGTATCGACGTTAAAACGAAGTCAACAAGTGTTACGCCGAAAGGTGAGTATGATTGTACAATTCCTGCATATAATACAAAACAAAAGTGTGACGCTTATGTATTTTGTAGAGTTATGCACAGCTTTGACAGAGGGTTTATACTTGGCGGTGTGGTTAAAGAACAATTCTTTGACACTGCTAAGTTTTGGAAGAAGGGAACTATAGACCCTACAAACGGATATCAGGTAAAAGCAGATTGTTATAATATAAAAATAAATGAATTACAAACGATAAAGGAGCTAATAGAAGAATGTATGAAAAACAAATAGAGTTTCCTTTTATGAAACGAGAAAAAGATTATGAGGTAACAATAGATTACAAAGGTTTCTCGTATCGTGGATATAGAAGGTTAAAATTTAATCAAGAGTCGGGTTTGTACAGGTTTGTATATGTACATACTCTGATAGGCCCAAACAAGGAAGAGGTATCCTACATCAAAAAGGGTAGACAGGACCAATATGAAAGTGCTATAGATTTCCAAGAGTACATAGATGATCTCATAGAGGTAGCTCCTCCCCTTTGACCCCACCTACCCTCGTCATTACTAGTACCTTTTTTAACAGGAATAAACGATGACACGTTATGTTATTGATCTTGAAGCAGATAGTTTAGATGCTACCCGTATTTGGGTTGTTTGTATCTGCGATGTGGATAATGATAAAGACATACGCTCCTTTCGTGATGCTGCGTCTTTTGTTGCTGCTGTTGATTTAGAAAAGGATACGTTCATTGCTCACAATGGTATTGACTTTGATTTCCCGGTTCTGGAGAAGCTTTGGCACCTTGAGATTAAAAGTAAAGTTGACACTCTTGTGCTATCCAGACTTTTTAATCCTGACCGTTCTGGTGGGCATAGTCTTGGCGCATGGGGCGAGCGTCTTGGTTATGGCAAGATAGATTTTAATAAATTTGATGCGTACTCTGAGGAGATGCGAGAGTATTGTGAACAAGATGTATACATCACAGTACAGTTATATAAACACCTTTTACAAGAGGGTGTAGATTTTTCACAACAAAGTATAGAGTTAGAACATGCTATCGCTGACATTATTTCCCGCCAATCAAGGTACGGCTTCTACTTGGATCAAAAGAAAGCTGTGGACCTGCTTGTTGAAACTCAATCTAAAGCAGACACAATTAAAGCGAACATCAAAAAGTACTTCGCACCAAAAGTAAAAGTTCTACGTACTGATCTGCCAAAGTACACAAAGAATGGCGACATATCTAAAGTAGGTCTACGCCAGTTTCAGTACAACGATATCGGTGGACCCTTTTGGTCTATCGACTTTGAGGAGTTTAATCCTGCATCACACAAACAAGTAGTAGAGCGCATGGATAAGGCTGGCTGGAAACCCACAGAGTTTACACCAAAAGGCGCACCGAAAGTATCCGAAGCTAATCTAGCGACACTGCCAGACACTGCACCGGAACCTGCAAAGAAGTTATCTGAATGGAAGATGCTTGAGACACGCTGGAAAACTGTAGAGTCTTGGCTAAATGCGTTAGGCAACGATGGTCGTGTACACGGTAAAGTATTTACTCTAGGTGCAGTTACTGGTCGCATGACACATGCTGACCCTAACATGGCAAACATCGTTGCTGTATACAAACCATATGGTAAGCAAAGTAGAGAGTGTTGGACTGTGCCAAGCAACGACTACCGTATCTGCGGCATGGACGCTCAAGGTTTAGAACTTCGTATGCTTGCTCACTACATGCAAGACGACGCGTACGCTGAAGAGGTTGTGAACGGTGATCCGCACACTGTGACTATGCAAGCTTTGGATATAGATGACAGAGCTTTGGCAAAGACGTTTATCTATGCATTTTTGTATGGTGCCAGCCCTTCTAAGTTAGGCTCCATACTTAACCTAAGTCAGTCACAGGGTGGTGTAATACGCCAGCGGTTTCTAAACAACATGCCTAGCCTACAAAACCTTTTAGCGCGTGTAGAGCAAGTTTCAGATCGTGGGTACATTCGAGGTATCGACGGGCGTAGACTGTACGTACGAAGCTCTCACGCAGCTTTAAACACGCTGTTGCAAGGTGGTGGTGCTATACTGTGTAAACAGTGGTCTATTTGTATGGACAAAGCCATCGAAAAAGAGCGCCTACGCGCTAAATTAGTAAATACTATTCACGATGAGCTACAGTTTGAAGTTCATCACCAAGATGCGGAGCGAGTAGCAGAACTGGCACAGTCCTCTATTCGCGAAGCAGGGCATCTGTTGAAGTTACGTGTTCAGATGGATGCTGAAGCAAAGATCGGATTTTCTTGGGCCGACACACATTAGGGTGTTGACACAGAAGATCGGATCGTCTAAAACGACTACATTAACTCTTATCAAGAAGGAAGGAATATCCATGATTGTATATGGTACAGCTTTTTACCCTAATTTGTTTCAACCAAACCAAATGTCGAATAAGTTTGAAATGAACATTGGACAGTTGGATAAGGATGCTATCCGTGATTTGACCGGAGCAGGTCTTGAAGTTAAGACAGGCGAAGGCAAAAAGGAAGATCACGGTGATTTTATTACGGCAAAGTCAGGACGACGTATTCGTGTCGTAGACGCTGCTGGTAATCCGTGGGATGAAACCCGCGCTATCGGTAATGGAAGTAAAGTAAAAGCTTCTATTAATCCTTATAATTGGACTTATAAAAATAAGTCAGGTGTAGGTGCTGGACTTAATCAAGTTATGGTTTTGGAATGGGTCCAGTATGAAGGCAATGAAGACCTTGAGCCAGAGCCAGATTATGTAAAAGGCGGTGGCGACGAGTTAGACTAGCAATAGTCTATTGGGTGCAGAGTAACCGTCTCTGCGGTATCTAGTGTGAGGAGCGGGTGCTAGATACAATGTCGAGCTTTCGAGCGGTTAAGCCAATAACGACACAAAATAAAAATTGGTGGGAAAAGAGGGAGTGCCTTCACAAGAAAGACTCCCTATTTTGCATACGGCGAGTTAGACCCGACTAAAGATTATCAGTTGCAAATGATACTTTTACGGCGAAGTTCTAACACGGAGTAAAATATAGCAAACTGTGATGCACTCAATACCGTGTGTTTATGTGCAGAGTAACCGTCTCTGTGTTATCTAGGGGAAAAGAGGGAGTGCCTTCACAAGAAAGACTCTCTATTTTTATAAAGGATTATTTATGTCACATGAAAAATCAATATACACACTGCTACCAGATGTTCGTAATGTAATTACTGATGGTAAAGACAAAGTTGATCCTAAAAATTTACAGAAATTTGTTGATACTTTAAAAGAAGAAGCTTTACGTTTTCTTGATCCTGAAGAGCGTACACGTTCATCAAAGCTTCGTATGTCCAATATAGGCAGAGAAGATCGTAAACTTTGGTATGAGATGCATTCTGATCCGATAAAACATCCACCAGAGTTACTTTTAAAATTCTTTTATGGTAATATTGTAGAAGCTTTGCTTTTGTTTCTTGTTGCAGAGTCTGGACATACTGTCGAAGATGAACAGAAAGAAGTTAATCTGCGAGGTATAAAAGGACACATTGATGCTAAGATCGATGGCTGTATTATTGATGTTAAATCTGCATCAAACAAAGGATTTAAAAAGTTTAAACAAGGTACATTGTTTGAGGAAGACGCTTTTGGGTATATCGGACAAATATCAGGATACATGGAAGCTGAAGATTGTGACGAAGGTGGCTTTCTAGCATACGATAAAAGCACCGGAGAGATCGCTTTGTTGATGGTTGACGAACTTACAAAGATCGACGCATCGGCTCGTATCGACCACCTCAAGAAAGTTATCGACCTTGACGATGCGCCTGAGAAATGCTACGATCCCGTTCCAATGGGAACTAGTGGTAATTACATTATTGATTTTCCATGTCGCTATTGTGATTTTAAAACTAGATGCTGGCAGGATGCGAATGATGGTAAAGGATTGCGTAAATTCAAATATGCTAACGGTATTAAATACTTTACAAAAGTCGTAGCAGAGCCGAAAGTAGAGGAGTTGTTTTAAAGGTGACAGCGAATGCAAAATATGTCAAGACACATCAACCCTGCCCCGACTGTGGTTCTAGCGATGCCCTTTCTGTTTATATGGATGGGGGTACTCATTGCTTCTCTTGCAATACTACTCACAAAGGAGAAAATATCGTGCCGTTTGACAACAACCTTGAACTATCTCAAGGGTATTCAGACTCGATAAACGACCGAAATATACGAAAAGATGTATGTTTTCGATACGGCGTTACGCTCAATAACAAGGGTGAGCATATTTACCCTTACTACAATAAAAGTAATTCACACGTTGCCAACAAAATAAGAACAAATAATAAGCAGTTCTTTACAGAGGGCAGCATCGCAGACTGTGGTCTTTTTGGTCAGCAAATATTCGGTAACGGTGGTAAATACATTACGTTAGTTGAAGGCGAGATAGACGCTATGTCTGTCTATCAAATGTTCGACAGTCAGTGGCCTGTTGTATCCATAAGGTCTGGCGCACAATCTGTAGAGAAGGACATTAATGAGAACTATGATTTTCTAAATCAGTTCGATAACATTCGTATTTGCTTTGATAACGATGAGGTAGGTCAAGCAGCAGCTAGAAAAGCAGCAGAGCTACTGGCACCAAAAGCTTCTGTTGTCAACATGCGATACAAAGACCCTAACGAATATCTTGAAAAGAGTGCTGTAGCGCAGTTTAAACAAGATTGGTGGAACGCTACGACACACACTCCAGAAGGTATTGTGTCAGGCACAGACTTATGGGATGAGATCAACAAGGGTCCAGAGAAGTCTATCGCAACGTATCCCTATGCTGGACTGAACAAATATACATACGGTATGCGTCCGGGTGAGCTTATAACTGTCTGTGCTGGTACAGGTATAGGCAAGAGCGGCTTTCTACGTGAGCTTGTGTATCATGTGTTTTCATCTACAGAAGAGAACATAGGCTTAATGTTTCTTGAAGAGTCCGTAAAGACTACTGCAAAGGCTTTGATGGGCATACACGGCAGTAAGCCTTACCACCTACCTGATACAGAGTATACACAGGAAGAGTATCGCAAAGCCTTTGATGATACTGTAGGTAGTGGACGTATCTTTTTCTTTGACCACTTTGGTAGCAACTCCATACAAAATATCATTGGACGTATGCGCTACATGGCAAAGGTTCTAAAGTGTAAGTATATCGTACTAGATCATATCAGCATTCTTGTTAGCTCACAGGAACACGGCTTTGATGAAAGGCGTACGATTGACGAGTGTATGACTAAACTGCGTACGCTAGTGCAGGAGCTAGGTATCTGCATGATTATAGCTACCCACCTACGCAGAGTGTCGGATGGATCGCATGAGGAAGGTAAGGAGCTATCTCTGAACCATCTGCGTGGTTCTCATAGCATCGGACAGCTAAGTGATCTTGTTCTAGGCTTGGAACGTAATGGACAAGCTGACTGTCCCGTAGAGCGTAACACTACAAAGGTGCGTGTCATTAAAAACCGTTTTAGCGGTATGACAGGACTGTGTAGTACGTTGTTCTTTGATAATGATACTAACCGCCTTCGCGAGGTCATGTCACACAACAATGAGCTAGTTTAATGCCGTTGTTAATGCAACAGATATTATCTACACAAGACGTAGACATCAACAAAGGTGTGCATTATGTCTTTCTAGATAATGATAAAAGACAACCAGTAAGTCAGGGCGCAGTCTTTCTGTCCAGACACAAAAGAGGTATAGGACTGCGTATCAAAAAGGCTCCCGGCGATGAGCGGGGAGCCTACTGGACAGACGATGAGTTCGATGTCAACAGAATAAAAGTAAAAGAAGATATAGGTTCTGTGGAAGACCTGTTGCGTGAAAATAAAATAGTCGTTATAGTGAAGTCAGATTTAGATGAATGCAGAGAAGATAAACTTCTAGAGTTCTGTCCACGTTCTTATAAATACTTTAGAAAAAGTCTTGCATCTTGTTTAAGGATATATGGAACATGAGTGACATACCGGAATACAAATATAAATCAAGGTTTGAAAGACGGTTCGCCGCTGATTTAAAACAACGTAGGATAGTTTTCGATTATGAAAAACATAAATTTTCTTACCAACCTAAAATTAAGACTTATACTCCTGATTTTTATATGCCTGAGTTTGATTTATTTGTTGAGACAAAAGGATTTTTTAACGTTGCTGATAGAGTAAAACATCTATTGATTAAAGAACAGCATCCTGATGTTGATATACGTTTTGTTTTTATGAACCCGTTCACTAAAATAAATAGAAAGTCTTCTACGACATACGCCTCTTGGTGCGAAGAACATGGGTTTCAATTTGCAGAAGAAAGGATACCTAAAGAATGGATCAAAGCGAGTTCGAGGAAGAAACTAAAAACTTAAAAAAGGGTAGAGTGTATATCGTTCTTGAAGACTCAGAAACAAAAGAAGATTTTGAAAAGCACGGGTTCTTTAAAGTAATGATATTTGACACAACAGACAGTGAAGACACTGCTGACGCTGATATAGGAAACAAGTCTACGTCTTTTGTTGTAGCTAACGGTCTGTTCTCTATCATGGCAAACTCTCCCATGTATGTGTTCGATGAGGGCGTTGACATGATTATGAAAAACTACTACAATGATCTAGAAGAGAACGCTGATACTGATAACATTGTAAATTTTATGGAGCATAAGAAAAAGCCAAATGGACGACCAAATTAATCATCCACAACATTATAATACCAACTCTTTAGAGGCGATTGATATTATATCTGCCTCTATGACAGCAGAAGAGTTTAAAGGTTATCTCAAAGGTAATATTTTAAAATATCTTATTCGTTATAAACATAAAGGTTGCCCTGATGTTGATTTAAAGAAAGCACGGTGGTATCTTGATAAACTAATTGGAGAAGTAGAAGATGACATCTAATGAAGTAACCCTGCCAACCAACTATCAGGCCTTTATACATATGTCTCGATACTCACGTTGGCTTGATGACGAACAGCGTCGAGAGACTTGGGAAGAAACCGTAGATCGGTTTATGATGTTTATAAAGGAACATCTGTACGAAAGCTATAACTACGATGTTTCTAATAAAACGTATGCAGAGTTACGTGACTCCATGCTTAATCTAAAAGTGTTAGGTTCCATGAGAGCTTTAATGACTGCTGGTCCTGCATTAAGGCGTGAGCATGTTGCAGGATACAACTGTTCATATCTTCCTATCGACTCTCCACGGTCCTTTGACGAAGCGTTGTACATTCTTATGAATGGTACAGGCGTAGGGTTCAGTGTAGAAGAACAGTACACAGAGAAACTTCCTACTGTTCCAGATGTAACCTTTGAACACACAGAGGACGCTATATCCGTAGCTGACTCCAAAGAGGGTTGGGCCAGAGCATTACGTGATCTTATTTCTTTACTGTATACAAACCGTATTCCTAAAATAGACACATCAAAAGTACGCCCCGCTGGTGAGCGTCTGAAAACATTTGGTGGCCGCGCCTCTGGGCCAGAGCCTCTTGAGGAGTTGTTTGATTTTGTTATTCAAACATTTTGTAAAGCACAAGGACGTAAGCTAACCTCTATAGAATGTCACGACATCATGTGTAAGATAGGACAGGTAGTCGTTGTGGGTGGTGTTCGTAGGTCTGCTCTTATATCTTTGTCTAATCTAAACGATGACCGTATGCGTATGGCAAAGAGCGGTGAGTGGTGGGTAGACAATCAGCAACGTGCGCTTGCTAACAACTCTGTATGCTACACAGAGAAACCGGATATTGGTATCTTTATGAAGGAGTGGCTTTCTCTGTACGAAAGCAAAAGTGGTGAGCGTGGTATTTTTAATCGTGTATCCGCACAGCAAAAAGCCGCCTCAAATGGGCGGCGTGATGGCAATATAGACTTTGGTACAAACCCCTGTTGTGAGATTATATTACGTCCATATCAGTTCTGTAATCTATCAGAGGTAATCTGCCGTGCAGACGATACGCTAGATACGTTACGTGAAAAAGTTCGCCTTGCTACTATTCTTGGTACGTTTCAAGCTACGTTAACTAACTTTAATTATCTTCGTAAGCGTTGGAAGGACACAACAGAGGAAGAACGTCTGCTAGGTGTGTCTCTTACGGGTATTATGGACTGTCCTGCTATATACGAGGCCAGTGAGGGTACGCTGCAAGAGCTACGCAACGTAGCTGTAAAGACCAACAAGAAGCTTTGCGAAGAGATTGGTATCAATCAGAGTGCTGCTGTTACGTGTGTCAAACCATCAGGCACAGTGTCGCAACTTGTGGACGCTGCGTCAGGTATTCACGCTAGACACAATCCGTACTACATTCGTACGGTACGTGGCGATAACAAAGACCCTCTTACGATGTTTATGAAAGATAAACAGATACCCAACGAGCCAGACTTTACGGCACCTGAAAGTGTTACGGTGTTTTCATTTCCTATGAAAAGCCCAGAAGGTGCTGTGTGTCGTCACGATATGTCTGCCATCGAACAGCTAGAACTGTGGCATAAGATTGCAGAGAACTATTGTGAACACAAACCATCTGTTACGATCTCAGTTAAAGAGCATGAGTGGTTAGATGTAGGCGCATGGTGCTGGAACAACTTTGACGCTCTGTCAGGCATATCCTTTCTGCCTTTCTCAGATCACTCGTACAAGCAAGCTCCCTATCAAGACATCGATCAGACAGCGTATGAGAAGGCTTTAGAAGCCATGCCACCGGACATTGATTGGACAGAGCTACAGATGTTTGAGCGAGGTGACACGACCAGCGGATCGCAGGAACTAGCCTGTACGGGCGGCGTCTGTGAGATCGTGGACATCGGCGCATGAAGCAGTCTGTAATCTCTCAAGTCAACGTGGCTCTAAGAGAAGACGGGAACATTGCTATTTCGTACAACAATGTTCCCGTTACAGACCTTGTAGATTTGTTTGAAAAAGAATATCCAGACTACGTTTATTTATCCACTCTTAAAAACTATATGAAAGATTTAGATGTTATTACCAAAGATTATTTAGATGCGATTGATGAATTAGGTTTGTCTGAATAGATATGCGCTCTAGCTTTGCCCATTGCACGATTACCAAACCAGAAGGCTATAATAGCACTAAAGATAGCTGCTGTCTCGTTGTCCCACGCCATCTGTATTGCGATAGTCCAATCCATGTTTTGTGTAGTAATCATGGCATAGATTAACGTGCCTTTGACTGCTGCAAACATTAGAAAGAACAGATAAGTAATGACAGGGCGCACAGAACCCCGAAGACTATTGATAATAGGGCCAGAGTCGATAGTTCTATCATGTTCATAAATACTCTTTGTTTCTTGTATCTCAGCTTCTGCGTCAAGTTCCTTAATACGTAATTCTGAAAGTTGTGAAGCGTACTTCGCTTTTGCCTCAAGCATTCGTAGCTCCTGCTCGTTTGCTTGTTTTTGTTTGAAGTACCCTAAAACTTCAGGTACAATTGATGTACCAAAACCGATAAGTGTTCCTATAAGTGATATCATTTTTTCTTACTCATCCAAGCAGACATGCCCATATACGCACCGACTACGCTTGCCATGCCTACATAAAATAATCCGAAGAGATCAGATAGAGCTTTGATACGACCGTCTGGAAAGATCGGTAGAAACAAAAGCGCAGTAAACACAATCATTACAATCATAGCCGTCCAAGCCATTCTACGTTGAGAGTCTGTTTTCTCTACGTTAGAGATGGCTTGTATTTCTTCGACAGTCACGCTGCCGTCACCGTCTACATCAAAGCTTTGGTACATATCTTTCCTTTCAATGTATCTTTTCTCTCATCTTATTAAATAAATCCCACAAACTTGTTATCTGTTTGTTTGCCACGTCTTGTTCGGCTCTAAGTTGAACAAGTCTTTCCTGTTGATCTTGTGTCCAAGTAATGTTTTTATCTAGTTCTTTTTGAAGAGTGCAAACGTCTTTTTGTAGCTCTGAGATTTGTTCTCTGCTTCTTGTCGCCCACACAATTAAAAAACCGATAAACATTATCTGATGCCAATGTGTAGATAACATATCAAGCATTTATATTTTTCCTCCTTGTTATGTTTCCTGTTCTTTTTCTTTCCTTACTTCACTTGCTGTTCTTTCTAATTCTTTATATATTTCATCTACTGCGTTGGGGCTAGTTAACTTATGACCTGTTAAAGCTAATTGAAAAGCCATTCTTTTAATATAATCTCTTACTTTTCTAGGCTCAAACAAACCTTGTGCAAATACGTTTTTTAGAACGTTAGCAGACTCTTTGTTTGTTAATAAATCTTTAACGATATTAGCTCTAGCTACTCTATAATCTATTACAGCTTTTTCCATACCAATGTATGCAGGTGATACAACGTGTTTACCAAAAGTATTATACAAACGACCTAAACCTTGCGCTATGGTATAGTCTCTAGGAACGTTTCCTGCTCTAGTTGCTCCACCAGATAGTCCTCTCGTAGCAGAGCCTAGCTCCATTAAAGTTTCGATAAACTCCATATGTTCTTTATCTTTAACTAAAGCATAGGCTTCTTTATTTTTATCCCACCAGTTTTGAGCAGAAACCATATCATATTCGTGTTCTACATTAAACTTAAATTTTCTTTGTAAAGCCCCTAACCTTTGATCTACATCTGTAAAACCTCTTCGATTTAGCTCCAACATAATCTCACTGTCTCTTAACCTAAGTTGGTTTAAAACTCGCGTATAAGATATATTTCTATCGCCAGCTATTTTTCTTAAAGCAATTGATAGACTTTTAGAAGCTTCTTGCGTTGCAGCAGCAGCATCTGGTAATTGTTGTCTTGATCTGTTTATATACGGAAACATATGCCTCATAAAATTATCATCTATGAGAATACCTGCATTTTCTATAATATTGTCGTAGTCTGATTGAGACATAAAACCTTTATCCAGTGCGCTTTTTGCATCTTCTACAATTACTTTGATAGTTGGATTACCACCTTTAACTCTTGGACCTTCTCCTATTTTTTGAAAAGTTTGCACAAATTCAGGATTTGACAATACAGCATCTAATTCGCTTTTCATTGAGTCACGTAATTCTACTGGAACTTTCTTTATAATATCTGCATATTCATCAGAGTTTTTAAAACTAACAATAAAATTTTCGTAACTGTCAAAAGCAATACTTTGATCGCCTCCAGCTATTGAAAGTAATTCGTTTTGATAATCATCGAAATGTTTGTTTACTCCAGAAGTAATATTAATACCATATTTATCAAAACGAGGATTACCAAACTGAGCAACTATCGTTGTTTCAAAAACCTTTTTTCTTTCTTCTATAGTATTGTTCATATACGTACGAACTACTTTACCAAAATCTTCTCTAGCTTTTATTACTTCCTCTGAATCTTTAGATAAAACACTTGCCATATCTTCTAACGTATCGACATATTTACCCTTACCTGCTTGCCTAATCATAGGAGCAAATTCAGTTACAACATCCTTAATAACCTTGTCTAAGCTAGATAAATTTAAATTATTATAACTATCAACCATGTAATCTGTTATTGAAAACAGCAAAGCATCAATGGATTCTGGTTGAATATTTCCATCTACGTCAGAAAATACTTTTGCAAACTGTCGAGCGTTTGCTGCTGTATCATCTCCTCTTGTAAAAAACATTTGAAACAGTTGTGATGGAGGGACAGGTTGTCGTTTATTTGGACCTCCTGTATTTGCAATTTTAGAAAACGGGCTTTCTACATCTAGATATGGTTCAAATACATCAGCATAATGTTTTCTAGCGTTTGCATACTCTTTTACAAAATCTTCTCCAAAGATACCTGCATTTTGTTGTAAAGTTGTATCAAACTGATCGATACGTTCTTTTATAACTCTGTATTCATCAAAGTCATTAGCATTAAATCTTTGTCTTGCCATATCTCCCATGGCAGATCGCATAGTCATAAGAGTTTCTACATTTAATTTTGCAGGTATCTCATATTTAACCATCATGTTAGATACAACCATGTTAGCCAGATCAGAATAATTTACAGGTTCTCCTGATTGTTCTATCCTTCTAGCGTTTTGCATTACATCATTAAAGATCGCTTTCTTTTCTTCAGCAGTGCCTTGCCCTCCAACAACAGGATTTTGATTAATAAATTTCTGTATTTCAGTTTGAAAAACTTGATACTGTTCAGGTGTAGAGATAGCTTCTCTTGAGGATAAACCCATTTGTTTTTTGAAGAAATCAGTACTAACCTTTTGATACAAACGATACATAGTTGCGTTGTCAAACTTACCAAAATTAATAAGTAATGAACGAACATTGGGTTCTATATTTTCAACTGTAGCGGGTAAAGCCGTTACAAAATCAGAAACATCCATTTCTAAATCTGAGTGCTTTATTTTTATATCTTCAAAGGGTTTTTTAGCTCTTTTTTGTAAAACAGAAAAACCATTTTGAAGAAGTGATATATTTGCGTTACCTCTTTCTTTTCTAACTATTTCATTTCCTACATTTTCTATTGCACTTAATTGTTTTAAAGCACCTATGTTCTCTTGAATTGCTGAGTTCTTAACATTTAAAGGAGTTTCAGAATGTCTTTTTAATTTTTGCAGTCTTTCAATATCAAAATCCAAATTCTTTTCGGAGATTAATTTATTAATGTCGTCTTTAATCTCTTGTAGAGCAGCAGATCGATCACTGTCTCCTGCTTTTGTAAATTCTTTAAGAGCTTCTTTTAGTTTTATAGCTTGATCGCTTAACAATTCTTGAAACTTTTCGGTTTCACTAATTAATGCACCAGATATAACTTTTCCTTCAAGTGAAGAAAACTCAAGATTTGACATGAGAGCATTTCGCATAGCTTGCAGTTGTGCAAAGCCAGTGACTTGCTCAAAAAGCAACGGAAATTTTTCCATAGCTTTTGGTGCTTTTGTATACAAGTCATCTAGTAGCTGCTGTATTCTAGATACGCTTGCTAGATACTGATTAGCATCTTGCTCATTGCCTTCAAGAACTAGCTTATGAAAAGTTGCACCGTAATTAATATTATTTTTAGTCCATCCACTTTCTAGTATTGTACCCAGTACGAACCAACCGTGAGCGCGTCCTTTGTCATCCAAAAGACCCTCATTCATAGCTTTATTTTTTACTCTGATGGCTTGAGAGGTATTACCTTCTTCCTCTAAACTTCTAATTTTAGCTAAAACCTCTTCACCTTGAGTAAAAGACGAACGTCTTGCTGCATTTATATCTGCTGTTTCAAGCCCATGAACTCTCAAGAATGTTCTACGTAATGTATTCATTCCTTTAAAATCAGAATTTCTAAAAGCTTCAATAGACTTTCTAAAATCACCTTCATAAACATTTGCAAGTCGTGTTACGGCATTTAAGAAACCTCTTGAAAATAGTGCGCGTCCGGTTGCAGCAGTTTGATTACCTAAAATACTTCCTAGAAAAGCGCCACCCATAGAAATTAATTCATCATTAAAAATAGAATCAAACATACTATAAAGAACGCCTCCAAATACCGCTGAGTGAAAATCTCGCCTAGCATTTTTAGCCATTCTAACAGCTTTGTCTCTAGGAACTCCTGCAAATTGAAAAGCTTTTACCGCGTGTTCGATGCTTTCTCCTTCTGTAAGAGCTTTATAAAACCTATCAGGTATATACGTTTTTCCAAAATCGACATTTAGCACTTGTCGATTGAAAAAAGTATCTCCTAATTTTTCAATAGTACCCTTGACTCCTTTACCAATTATACCACCTGTTCTACCAGCTACATGCGCTGCGGCATACACTCTGCCAGCGTTTCTGACAAGCTGCATACCAGTTCTTCCTGCTGGTATAACTCCTCCACTTAGAGTCAACATACCGCCTATAGCAGCAGCTTTAGTAAAAGGAGTTTCTCTCTCTGCTGGTATTTCAATAACGCCTCTAACGTTATTATAAAATCTTCTAAAAGATACATCATCATCCATGCCTAGCTGTTTTCTGACATTATCTCGTAGAACTTTTGCGGCTACGTCTAAAACTGCTTCTGCATCTTGTCTACCTTGTAAAAAAGTAAGTGCAGCCGTTTTGTTAGATGGAAGAAAATTGCGTTCAGCTTTAAGAGGTGAAAAACCTCGTTTAAATGAATCAAGAATATTAGAATATGTTGTTTTGTTAAATATAGTTTGATATGCACCATAACTTGATCTTGCATTTTCTTGAAACAACGCTACTAGAAATTCTGGAAATATTTCTAGTGCTGATGCAAGACCTGCCTGAGTACGTATAGTACGAGGTTTCCCTGTTTCAGGTGATGTGCCTCCTAACACAGAAATACCTATGTCTGCAAATCTATCAAAAATACTATCCTCTTCAAATTTTCTTATATTTCGAGCAGCAAGTTGTTCTGAGAGAGATTTTCTCTCGTCAGATGTTTTAAATGTCAATTCTTCAAAAGGGTCTTGGTATGCAAATATTTCTTCAGAGGCTTCTTCTGGATCACGAAAAGCAGGTATAAATACGTCTCCACCCTCTAAGGTTTTACGGCTTTCTAATAAATCTAAATCTGAACGTTGTATGTCTTCAAGGGCATCGCCAGTTCTCATCATTCCTGTAGGGTCAGCAATTCCACTAAAATCTCCAAAGTCTCTCTGTACAGCTTGAAGAGCCCTATCTTCAACACCTGTTGTTATTCCAGTTGTCGGTCCTACGCTACCTTCTGTTTGCATAAATTTTTCAAAATCAGCTTTCTTGTCTTCAGAGATATTTTGAAATATAGTAAAAGCTTTATCACCGCTTACTATATTTTCAAATAAAACCCCTCGTTTCTCTTCAGTAGGGTCTACACCAAAAAGTTCTTGCATTTCTTGATTGTTCATGTTTTCACTCATTGTTGTTATCCCTCATCTCCATGATAAGTTCTTAAAATGTATTCTAAGAAAGAAGGATCGTCTCTGAAAAATTTAAGTATGGATAAATTTGTAGAACCTACCTTACTTACAAACTCACTCTCTAATTTATCAATACCCTGATTTGATCCGTCACCTAAATATTCAAAAGGTCTTTTAGGATCTTTAAAAATTTCTAAAATAGTACCTATATTTTCTAGTACAGTATTCGTTTGTGATATACGAGGAAGTTTGTCACTTATGCGAGTTACTATCATAGCAGCTTTTTCTGCTCTTTCGGTTGGCTTTCCGTTATTAGTTTTTTCATTCATTGCTTTCTCTAATTCGTCATAATTAAAAACAAGTGAACTGACAGAATCAGAAAGTTTTCCAGATTGACCAAGCACTGCTTTGTACATTTCTTCAAAATCATTATAAGCTAAAGGAAATTTAGATTGACTTATTTTATTCTTACGACCCATAACTCGATATAAAGATTGAGTATTCTTTGTTAACCTTGCAATACCTTCACGTTCTAAATTTGCTAACGTAAAGTTTATAGTACCACCCATGTTATTCGATTGAGCATACTGAGCAATTTTAGCCATTTCTGTAGCTCGTACTGTAGTATCGCTTCGTTCTAATTCCACGCTATTATTTTTTAGAAATTTTTCTACTTGTGGATTATTTTTGAAAAACCTATCTAACCTTTGTTGATAAAGTCTTTCTGCATAATTATTAGCAGCTAAGTCAAGACTAAAACCTTTTCCTGTTGTTTGTAAAAGAAATATTTCACCTAGATTACGATCTCTTATTTCTTTAGTTGTAAAATTAAGATATCGAACAGCATTTATAGCAGATTCTTCACTAGAAAAATTTCCACCCCACAAAGCTTTGTAGATGTTGTCAAAGTCTTGGTTAGAAATTGTTCGACCACCTGTCTGCTCTCCTTGAACGTATCCTGCTAATTTATAAGTTAAAGCAGCTTTTTCCCACATCATAGCTGTTCTTCGGAGGTACAGTCGTTTTGCTTGTTCTTGTTGTTTAAGGGTGCCGCTTTTCATAGCTTCAGCATAATCTAGGTCTATTTGGTTAAAACCGTCTATCATTTGATCTTTAATTCCTGTAACACGCCCCATATTGTCTGGGTCAAGATCAATTCTATAACCATACTTTTTTTCAAATGCTTCTGGGTCTAATTTAAATTCTTGAAGCCTAGTTCCTATTTCTAAGTTACCTGCAAGAGAACCTCCTTTAAATTGTGCAACACCTTCACCGCGAATTGCTGCAAATGCTTCATGGAAAAATTTTACAGCACTTTCAAAACGACCAGCAAGTTCACCCGCATAACCCGCTATAGGGGGTTTTTCTGTTCTTTTTACAGTCTGAACATTAAAATCTAATCCTCCGAATCTATTAAAATCAGCTTCACTAACTTCAGCAAGAGTACGTATACGTTGAAAACTTCTTAAAAGATCATTTACATTATTTAAATTACTTTGTAAATTTAGAAGAAGTTTTGTAGCATTATTGTTTTTATCTTTTAAAGCAATACCCGGATTGTCCATGTGATAAATTGAAAAATTTAATCCGTTTCTAATTGTCTTAGAAGTAGGACGACCTGCTGCAAGATACAAAGCAGCAGCTAAGTACTCGTTTTTTTGCGAACGAGAACCACCTTGTATTCGCTGTATTAAAGCTTGCCTTCTAAAAAATAAATCTTCTCTCTCTTCATCACCAGCTTCTGCGTATTTTTTTTGAATTTCTTCATCTATAGCTTTAAATTCGTCTTTCTGGTCATCTGTTGCTCGTTTTAATAAATATCTCATGTTTCGATCTTGGTCAGCAAGTGCCTGTGATATTTTATCTGAATTGTGCTCAAAACCATAGACTACATTTGTGTCTCCTTCTGGAGTTTCAGTAACTGTCTTTGTGTTTCTTTCTCCTCCTGCGTTTAAACGCTCTGCTTCAATTGCCTGTAGCTCGAAATTACTTAAAGCACCTAATTTTAAAGCAACTTGTGTCATTATAGGATTGTTTCTGTAAAAATTTAAATCATATTTGTAAGATATATTTCCACTACCTTTTACTCTACTAGATTCTGCATTATTTGCTCCGTCAGTATTTCTTCCATTTTTTACTCGAACAAGAGCTTTTCTAAAGGCATCTGCCTCTCCTAAACCTACTAGAAGTTTTGCAATGCCGTTTGCTATAACTTTGGGACTATCATTTTTTTCTGTATTTTTTTCAGGATTAAGCATTAAATAGTCAAGATTTTTATAAGCATCTAAAATACCTGCATATTCGCCTTGAGTAAAACCTAGTTCAGATGCCTTTTGAAAATTTTTATCTGTAAAAAAACTTCTTGCAAAGTTTGTCATTCCGTTAATTGCTACACTGTGATGAGCATCTATCATATTGTCTTGTGTGCTTCTAAGTACTTCTCCGTTAGGGCCTATTTTTTGTTCTTTTGAATAACTATTATAAGGAACATGAAAAAAATTAACAGGTATGCCCATATTTTCACCGAAAGTAGTAACACCCGGAAGAACAGACACTTGATCTTTTTGGCTTAATTTTTGTTGAGACTCTAATTCTCGTTTTTTTGTGTTAAGTTTATATCGTTCAGCCGCTGCTCTTATAAGTTTATCAAAAGCTCTACCACCTTTAGCTTCGTCCTCTAGACTATTACGCCCTTGTCCAAACATTTTATGAAATCTAAACGCATCTAAAGTTCTTTCATTAGGCACGTATTTATTACCTACTTTATTCGCGTACATACTCCAATGACGATTTTCTGCATCTGCTCTAAAATTATCAAATTCAGTTAAAAACTTATCGAATCTTTCTCGATTTTCTTTCTGACGTTCTGCTATGTGTTCAGCTACTCTCATGTCAGCGTCAAACCGAAGTTTTCTATCTTCTTTTTCTATTTCAAAAATACGTTTTCTCTGTTCTTCGGCAGCTTTTCTTTGAGCTTCCAGTGCAGCAGCTTTAGCCTGATCCTCCTGCTGCCTCGAAATGTTGTATTGCCTAAACCTTCCTAAATCAAAAGCAGATTGAGAGGTATCTTCTCTATCAGGCAAAGTTGCAGCGGTTAAACCTAAACGTAGTAGCTCACCTGATTTTTCAGGATCAGATAAAGTTTTAGCAACAACCTTAGAAGCAATTTCTCCGATTCGATCTATAAATGCCATCTTATGCTACCTCTCTTGGTTTTGTCATAAAGCCCTCTGGTTCAGGAAACTGTTCTGGTTCTGAAGGAATTTTCATTAGTTCTTCTTCTTCTGGTGTAAATTCAATATTAAATGTATTATCAGGTAACGCTTCGTCTTCTAAATCTCGTAAAGCATCCGTATCTAAATTTTTTCTCACGGGTTTATTTTCAAGTATTACCTTATCTACTCCTTGATTTTTAGCTATTTTAAAAATTTCAATAGTTAAAAAAGGTCTGATTAGTTCTGCAACATCAGGATTAAACATGCCTTGAGAAAAACCCATCATAACTAATGAAGATGCTAATGTTTCACAAGATATTCCTGCTTTTGTAACTTCACCTATTTCACGCTGAGTATTTTTTTGATACAAACCTGCTTTCAGAGTTAGAAATGCTTTCTCAACAGAAGAAGTCTGAGGAGGATTCTCATACGGCATAGAGCCGGGAGTAGCAGTAAGAGACTGCCCCGGTATAGGTTTTCCTATGTGAGGATCATTTTGCAGTTTTTGTGTCAAAGTTTCCATATTACGAAAGTCCTTTTAAATACTTTTTAAATTTTTTAGAATCAGAATTAGATACAACAGAGCGAGGAGAAGCCATAGAGCCTAGTATGCTTGCGCGAACATCAGGAGATGCAGGAGGACTGTTCATCATGCTTGCAATAACTCTTTGTAATCCAGAGTCAGCGATAGATTGTGCTTGAGCATTCGCGTCTGTAGCACCTACGCGACGATAGTCTGGAATACCTTTTACGAAACCTGCTGCTCCCAAGCTTGTTTTTTGAAAATCTAAATCATCATCTTCAATAATTTTTGTTATGTCTGCTCCTGATGTAGCAGCACTTACACCAACAGATCGCCCTGATGAAGAACCAAAAAGAGCTTGCCCTGCTTTGGCCGCACCTACTTTTGCTAAAGTACTTGCTCCGCTTGTAACTGCTGCTGTAATTGCTTTACCTGCTAAAGATGCAAAAGAAACCATTGTTTTTATTCCTCTACTAGATTATATAATAAATACATCATCATCTTCTACAATATTATTTTCAAACTCAAAAATGTTATCAAAAACGTCTTCAGTCTCATCAAAACTTGCATCGTCAACTGTTCCTATTCCAGATAAAAAGTCAAAACCCTCTTGCGCTGAACCGGGATCAACGTCAACATTACTATCGCTACCACCAAGACCTATCGCACCAAGTAAAGCTCCAGCACTAGCTCCTAAAAGTGATGTTGTTTTATCGCCAACTTTTACTTCTGTTGTTAAGAATTGTTTTCCAAATGAAATTGCATCTTGTAAAAGACGTTGAGATGCAGCGCCAGCTTGAACTTGTTTTTTAAACTCTACGGTACGGTTAAACATATCAGTATTAAACTGATTTTCCATAGCACTTAAAACTATCTGATGATTTCGTTGCGTCTCATTTTCTAAAGAAGTATACAACTGATGAGCTTCATCGCGATATTTCTGCCAAAGTTGATTTTGAGCTTGTTGCGTCAGGCCAAGCATGATAGCAGCATTTGTTTTATTTGCGGCATTTTCATTAGCAGTGTTTGCCGTGTTAATCTGCCTACGCCAAGTTGTATTTGATTGGTCAATCTGACTACGCATAGCAACATTAAATTGTTCACGTATATTATCTAAATTAGTATTAAACTCCTCTACAGAAGTAGTCTCTTCACTATTGAATTTTTGTATTGATAAATCTCTTGCTGCATTAGCCTGTTCGACTGTAGCACCTAGCTGATCGTAGAACTGATTTACTTGATTTTGAGAGGTAGCATTAAACTGCTGTGCAGCATTTGCAGCAGCTTGGTCTGTAAATAAAGATTGTACTTTTGATTGATATGTCAATACCGCAGCTTGCTGTTCATTTGTAGTATTTTTAAGATTCATATTTAAGAAAGACTGAGCATTTTGCTGTGCAGCTTTCATACGATTATCTAGATTCTGCCTATCCATTGTAGCAATCGTAGCTGCATTTGCAAGAGCAGTTTGTTGCTGATTGTTTAGGTTTTGTAGTTGAAGAGTAGCGTTAGCTTGTGCATCTTGGGCTGCAATAGGAATAGTAGATTCGATAAGCCCTTGCGCCAAAGCTGCTGCTGCCATACTAGAGGAACCTAATCCTCGTTGCTGCATAATCTCATTTACTTTACGAACAGTAGGAGAAGCCCACGGAGGAAACTGCCCTGTCTCCATACCTTCTGTAAGCTTTTCAATCTGATATGCTATAGAAGCTTCGTTAGCTAAAGTCTGTGTCTGTGCTTCAGCTAGACTTCCACGTTCCAGCATCTGTTGTTTTGTACGCTCGTCTACAACCTGATTAGGGTCTACTACATCATTTTGAGTAATGGACCCTGTAGCTGCTGTAGCTGTAGGCATGTTGCTAAAAGTGCGTTCTACGTTCTGTATTTGTGCGGCGTCTTGAGCTTGCACATTTACATCAGGTATTCCAGTAATTAAATTAGGACTAGAAACACGCGCTCGTTGTTCACTTGTGTCTAAAAATTTATCTTGATCTGCAAGAAGCTCATCTGCTTGTACTTGTTGAGCTACAGGATCATACAACATTTCCGCATTAGAAGGGTCTGTACGACCTGTCTGAGTGACAACATTAGGAACACCAATAGCTTGCTGACCACGAATAGCTAAAATAGGTGCGTTAACTATATTTGGATCGGGTAAACTTACTATTGGGTCTACCGCTACTTCTTCAGCATCAGTTTGTTCTTCAGACATCTTTACCTATCTTTCTTAATTAAATTTTGAATAGTTTTTGTTTCATATATACGAATAGAAAACCACACAAGAGTCACAAAAGATACAAGAGGAGGAAGCCATCCAGCTAAAAGAGCTAATGTAGAACTTACACCTACAACGTCTCCTACTGTTTTAAGCTCTTCTGTCATGTAGAAGCTCTTGGGTTTTCAGGCCACTCATCGAACTCTGAGGCTTTTTTACCAGCGTCTGCCATCTCTTCTGTAAACACTGTCATGGCTTCTAGTCCTGCTACATCTGTCTTGTCGTCTATGGCAGTTTCTAATGCAGCAGCTTTTGCACGTAAGTCTGTGCGCCACTTAGCAAGGTCTGAGGGTTTGGCAGTACCATTGTCTTGCTCTCGAATTACAATCCAATCTGTTTGTTCTAGATAACTTTTAAGAGTTTGAGACACAGAGTTTTTCATGGTAGCTTTAATATCATCTATATTCCGAGCAGTTTGAGTTCTTTTTACAACAACTCTGTTAGACTCTACGGCAGGTGCAGCTTCAGATGTTGTATAAAACATATTTTCTATACGGCTTCCCTCATACTCATAAGGCACAATACCTAAGTCTTTACGTTCTGCGTTAGTCCACGAAGAGCTAAAGATAGACGTAGGGTATTGAATATCATTAATATACATAGACTTTGGTATCTTAATAATCTCTACCAACTGACTGCCCATAATTCTTGCCCACATAGTTTAGTTTCCTTTCTTAAATTATCTACCGTATATAGGGGGTAGCGTACCATTACCGGCTATATCAGCCATAGCTAGATAGATATACGTTACTCCAGAAGCATTACCATCAATATCATCTGACCTGAATTTCCAACCATCAGCTAAAAAATCGACATCTAATGCGGCGGCAAATTCTGCTGCATTGGAACTAGCGTCAAGACGTTGATCGGCAACATTTGTAGGGTCTCTAGCTGTATCAAAAATAGGCCAATCTCTTGCGGTAGTTGTAGATTTCAGTAGAATCCATCTGGGGCGAAAGCCTAATGAAATATATGCACCATTATCATCGCCATTTCCAACGTAGCTGCCCACCTTACACACACCGGGGATGCTTCTAAAACAATATGTAATAAAATTATTATTTAGTTTATTTGTTTCATCCGAAGTTCCAAGATTAATTATAGTAGCTGTTGGTACACCGTTCCATATAGTTGGGTCTGCAAGAAAAGCTGCATTACTATCTAGTCGCAAGGAACCAGATGCAGGACTAGCGTCAGCATTTTCATGGTACACATTCCAATCATTACCGTCAGTTCGATCTCGTACTATATACATTTCTGGAGCAGCAGATAACCCATGAGCGACAGTAGCATTTGATCCAGAACCAGTATAACTTATAATGCTAAAGTGATCCGCATCTGCAACTATACCTGTTGTTGTCAAGCTAGGAGAACCAGTAGTAATACTTGATCCAGTAGTAGCACTATCTCCTAGTAACCACTGCCAAAGAACATAACTTTCATTATCAGTGTTTACCTCTGCATCACTGCCAATTTGTACACCTCTTTGGAAGAACCGTTGTACAGTGTTAGTATTTATTGCTTCTGCTGACGATGCATTATTACTACTTAAAACTTTACCTACACCTCTAACTCTATCAACAAGTATGTGATTGTCAGTAGCATCTCTGTTTTTAATCCATGCCCAAGCTGTAAGTTTAGATGCAGTTTCATCTAAGTTATCTTGGTTAAGAGCTTTAAATCCTGTAACAGGAGCATGTTTCCAGTTGCCATCAGAGTCAGAATCAAATGAAGTTGACCCACCATCAAATCGCAGTAACTGTCCAAAGTTTGTTTGTGCTTCTTTAGTGCCGAGATTGGTATAGTGTGCTGCTGGCACTAACTCCATACTAGCTGCAAAACCTATATCTGGAGTAGCTGTTGCAGTAGCGGCAGGAGTGTTGTTCATAGCAGTGCCGTTTAGAGAAAACCACATACCATAGCTGTTACCAACTTTTCTTATATAAATTCCTACAACATCTCCTGCTGATGGATTTGAAAGAGTTGGCCCAGCTATAGAGTTTGAAGCACCATTATCTTCTATGACTACAGTTCCACCATTTTCTTTTATACCAGTTAGAGTAGGGTTACTATCAGACGCTGTAACTGTTGTAGCTGGATTATACAATCCAAATACCATATTTGCTGCATCTTCTACAAAATTAACTTCGTAGTACCAATATCCATCCTGTATTGGAAAACCTGCTGCTAAAGCAACAGAACCATTACCACTCTTTGTGGTTAGATTGCCCTCAGACATAGACATTGCTGTATAAACAGCACCTTTAAC